GATCTAGAAGTGGCAGGAGGTCTTAAATTAATGATGGGTACTACCACGAACAGTGATGCCTATATGACCTTAATGGCCCATGCTGGACTAAATAAACTCGACACCGTGACACGAGATTTTCACATCTATGGAACTAACACCACCACAGGCTTCTATTTTGATGAAAGTGAGGGAAACTTTGGCGTGGGAACCACTGGTCCTGATAGAAAGTTAGATGTGCTAGACGCGTCAAACCCACAACTTAGGCTTACGCATACTGATGGTTCAAAGTACGTGGACTTCAAAGCGACACCGGCGGGTGACCTCTGGATCAAGCCATCAAATGCCAACGGACATACTAAATTTATATCAGACTCAAATTCTTCGATAGTGATTCAATCAGCTGATGTCGGGGATTCAGACGCGATTCTCTCGTTTAGCGTTGATGGCGGTTCTTCCATACCGTGGTCGATAGGAGTAGATGACAGCGATGCCGACAAACTTAAGTTCGGTACAGCGACTCCTGATACAAACTCGAGGCTTACAATAGACAGTAATGGAGCAGTGGGCGTCGGAACCACGACCCCCAATTCTACGCTTGACGTTAACGGCTCAAGAAGTACTCGTATTGATTCGGTGACTGGGAACGTAACGATTGATCATACTCATCACACTGTCTTAATGGGTAATGGTGATGTTGACACTACCTGCACGCTTCCCTCTGTATCATCTGGTATCCAGGGAAGAATATATACATTCAAGAAAATTGGTAGAGATTCATGTGACTGTTTCGTACATGCAGCATCCGGTGAAGAGATTGATGGGCAGGTGGATGCTGAACTCGAACTTGTCAAAAAATATGATGTGTTATCTGTTCAGTGTGATGGTTCAGTATGGTGGATCGTCGGCGAGATTCGCAATCCCTAAAATAAGCCAGCAGCGAACAGACATAGTTGGGGTGCAGTCAATTCAGGGATGAGATAGTTTAGCAAAATATCATATTTATACGTAGATGGAACAGGGGCCCACAACGTACACACCACTAGTGAGCGGTCAGCTTGTTTCCATTACGTTCAACAAAGAATTGCTTTCTAACGTAGGGTTTGCAACAGCGGGTAAACGAGAAAATTACGATATCTTTTACGAAAAGATTAGGCTGAGCTCATGGCCTGGATGGAATGATTTTTTTGGTAGCACCGTCCAAGTCCAAGAAGGTGATATCGCAATTATAGTAGAGAAGATGGGCCGGCCCTTACAAATCTGTAGCGGGCCAGAAGGTGCGATTTATGATGTCTACGAAATTCTAATTAACGATAAAGTTTGCCAAGCTTTTCGATGTCACCTAATTCCACTTGCTCATCGTCCATTACACCTTACCGAATAATACCATAGTAAGCTGCAGGGAATTCCACGCCACAATTATTGTGAACAACCAATTTAAGATGTTCCACGCTTTATCTGACATATTACGACACAGATAACTGACACCGATTGCAACAAACAATTTATGAAAAAACAATCCAGCGATACCATAGAGCTCAATAAGGCCTCGAGCAACTGGCATAACCTCCACTCCGCCCTCAAGAATAATACACGCAGTGGTACAATAATCCACAAGGTTCAAAAGCAAAAATAGGCTGAAGTGCTCTGGAACCATTGACCTGGGTGATAATCTCACCATAACTTTTTTTGTTTTATGACCTGATCTGCTATCTCATTCTTAAATTTTGTCGTTGACCAATCGTGGTCACGAACGTGATAATAAACGGGAATTCCAAGATCGTCACCCGTATATCGCTTGCCCTGATAATCTGACCCAAGAACACGGACGCTGGGTTTGACTATCTTTAGAGTGTTAAGTAAGTCTGCTTCTGTATCGTAACACACAACTTCGTCAACATACTTGATCGCCATCAAGATCTCTGTTCTTTCCTCAACAGTTAAAACAGGTGGAAACTTATCAGTGTTTTCAACAGTGGGGTCAACGTGAAGTGCAATAATCAAGTGTTCACAGGCATTTTCTTTTGCATCACGAAAATATCGAATATATCCTGGATGAATTACATCAAAATTTCCAGCTATTATTCCAATCGTCTTATTTCGCCCAATCACAATTACTCCCTACTTAAATTCGTTAATGTTGAAATGATTAAAACAACGGGGCTGATACAAATCAGCGCCGCCCACTTCTATTTCATGGTCTTGTCGTCCCCCAACCTTCTGTGTGTAATAGGCATCAGCAGCGCAAATGGTACACACAGCGGGACATATTTCGATCTTTGTTGCGTATGGCATCATCTGCGCAATTTCACCATAGGCCTCACCGCTAGAAGAAAGCTGGAGGCTCGAAATTAGTATAGTGTGACCGCGGTTGTAGAGCTCAACCAAAGCTTTTCCCGAGCCGGGTATCATGAAAGCTTCATCAACCGCAATCACGATGGGGGAAGTAAAGATCTCTACGCTAGCAAGGATGTCTTCACCATTGTCAACGACAGCTGCTGCGACATTTCCGCCAGTGTGAGTAACAATGGAATTATTGTCATACCGATCATCAACGCAGGGCTTAAACGCGAGGATTGTTCTTTTTTGATAACTGTATCGATCGATCGCGCTGAGCAACTTCGACGTCTTTCCGCCGAACATCGGACCACAGAAAATGACGAACCTATTTTTCATTATGCACGCTTGTAATTGCTAAAGCAAAGGCATGCAAAAACTGTGCAAATCGCTCCAAATATCCAGCTACCGTGTGAAAACGCCTGTAGGGCAAATGCGACATTCAAGACCGCACAAAACAAGCTAAACCTACTTGAGCTTAAAAAATTCCTTGCCATAATAACACTTCTCCTGTAATGGCACCCCCTGCAGGATTCGAACCTGCGACCTACGGCTTAGAAGGCCGGTGCTCTATCCACTGAGCTAAGGAGGCTCAAATTCATTATAGCTCCTTACCTCGAAAAGTTCAATGTATTAATCTCGAAATGTTTCGAAAGCCATTCCAACACCGGCAACACCCCATAGGGCGCTCATTATACCGACAGCAAAATAAACAGACATGTTATCTCCTTATACACGAAATAAAAAATAAAAAAGAGGACCAAATTAATGGTCCTCTTTACGGATATGAGACACCTATAATCCCGTGCCTCCCTGCGGAGAGAAAATCTCTAGTTATCACCCTTATTCGTAACGGTTGTGTTCGTTACGTTGGTAGTGCTAGCCTCACCATTTTCATCGGCTGCTGATATTGTCTCATTTTCAGTGGGGGCTACACTAGAATTTGACACCTCTTCAACTGCTTCTTCACTACCTTCGGATGACTCCTCAGCTTCCTCAACTTGGGCTGGTTGGACTGTACAAGTTCCCCATGCTGTTGCTATGATTATAGCACCACCAACAACGGAAATCTGTACCTTCCACTTTGCCCATAGATTCTTAAGATGATTGATCATTTACTCTGACTCCTGCGCCGTATCTTCAACTGCTGTATCTTCAACTGCTGTATCATCGCCGTCATCGCTACATGCAATTAACGACCCAAAAAAAATAGCTGCCATGAAGGCAACTGCTCCGTACTTCCACATTTGTATTCTCTCCTTTGTGGGTGAGACCTTTATTTATACTCTAAACTCCAGAAAGTATAAGCCTTTTTTCACAAATGTACAATTTTTGCTAAAAAAATGGTGGTTACTTGACGCGCGCGGACGTCGTTCACCTTTTACTTTATAAATTTGTGCATCGCTGCACGAGCAACACCGCGCCATCACTCATTTTACGACCAGTGGCCTGCCACCCATACTCTACGGTGGCCGCGTCTTTCCCAATGTCCAGGTTCCCAATGGGCCCCCATGTGGGGACGAGGTGGGGGTGGACCTACAGTCCGTGAACGATAGGACTTCCCATAGTGGGGATGAGCCCAGTGAGACTTAACTCGAACGCCGTGAGACCAGTGTGCATCGACCCATGCCCAATTCACAGATACCGAAACTGACGGTTTCGGAGTCGGTGGAGGGGGGGTCCTGTGGTGTGTATGTGCGTGTGTTGCACACCCCAGACAAAATGCAGCCAATATAGTAAACATGTTTCGCTCCTTGGTTTTATCAACCAATTAATAAATAATAGGTTTACTATGCTTGTACATATTATTTGGATTGTTTACTAATGACCCACTCTTCGTGGTTAATCGCGTAATTCTGTGCTGCTTCTCGTAAATCGATTTTCTCATCCATTGAAATATTTTGAAAAGATAGCTTCATCTGCTTGCCCAATTGAATTGCTTGCTGCATCTCAAGAACAAACTCATGATTCTCTTGTGAATAAGGAAGTCTATAAACTCTTGATAGTGAATCTTTTCTGTGTGCCAGAGAAAATCGACTTATCCACACCTCAGTAAAAGAAAAATCATAAGCCACCCACAGCTCTATAAACTTAACATCGTTCTGAGGTATTTCAACTGCTCGAGCCCACACCACTTCAAATTCTTCAGGTAAATCAGCCTGTGTTGGATAGCCGCTCACGTCCCTAAACGTAGAAAAAGCTGTCAGGTAACCGTGCATTAATACAACAACAAGCATTACCTTCAACGCTTGGTGCAAATTTGACTGTACCAAACAAACCGCGACGCAAATAGATACGATGGTTAGATAAACTAAGAAACTCATTAATAATATCCGCCATGAAGGATTTCTCCTGCAATCACATGGGGCAGGTCATTGATGTCTAAAATCTTTCCGCCAGAATCTATGGTAAACCTGCAGACCGTTTCTTCTTGTCCACGATACGTAAACATTAAAATAGTATCAGCAATCTCCTTACGTGGAGAGATACGATAAACAGTTACGCGGACAGGGATTGGGTCATCTGTCACTTTATTGTACATGTGCGCATTAACAATAAACTCGCCAGGAATCTTTCTTCTAATCATTACAATCTCTCGATTTTCTGGTTCAGCAGCTGTATCGACTGTGTCGTAATTTGGATTATCATAGTGAGTGCCCAGATCATCACGATCTAAATGCATCACAGAATTATTCATCTGACGGAAGAAAACAACTTCGCCCCGAGGATCACGAACGTACAAATCTACATCATCATCATATTCACCTGGCCAACTGGCAACAATAATGACATAAGCAGACAGCTCAACATCGGCCTCTGAGGTATCTTCCCTTTGCATGAAGATCAACGCAATAACAAAAAATACAACAAAGCATAGAAGCGTGTTAAAAAGTACGTCTAAAAATGCCAGGTTAGAATGATACGAGCGTCTCACCCGTGCTCCTCACGCTCCAGTGTTCGCTCAAGCATAAAAAATTGAAGCTTTAAAAGAACACTTGCTATTAGCCCAGTGAGAGTTGTAGACAGCGCAGTTGCCATCCCGGCGCCCAAACGAGCGACCATCTCTTGTGCAGCTTCAATATCAGAAAAGTCTAATGTCGCAAAACCAGCCAGCATCATCATGAACCCAACAACGGTGCCTATCATTCCAAGAGAAAGTACGATGTCACTAAAAAACCACCCGCGCTCTAAAGTGGGATTTGGTTTTCCGAGGTCCCATGAAAACCTTGTCTTCCCGATTTCAATCCCACAAGCGATCGATTGCCACACAAGAATCGCAGCGACGATGAATGTAATCCTTGTTACATCATTCATCATAATTTCCTGGAGAAGCCCGTAAACATACGCCAGCTCAGCTCCCACAAGCATCGTGCAGAAGCAGAGCCACCACAGTAGCATAGCGTTTGATATCTTTGGCAAGCGTATGCGCAATTCTCGACCCCTAATACTACTTATATTCCAGGGGGCAATGCTTACTTTATAATGACAGCTGACTCAAAATACAGCGTAGGGGACTTGATACGCCTAAAGCAGAGATATCGTGGACATGGCAAGTTAGCAATCATCGTAAAAATTCACAAAACAGAAGTTTTACGAGAAAACGGATGGACTACTTTCGATTTTTGGGTGCTGACCGAATTAGACGAAATGATATTCATCAATAGCTCATGTATCGAAAAAAGCTGGTGAACAGTCAATCTCCACCGTAGGTCTTATAAAGCTCAATCTCATCTTCATATTCTTCTTCTTGACCCTTAATCGCTTTGTCTAGCGGCCTACAAGACTTACGACTAGTGCTTATTGGAATAGGAATCATTTCTATTTTTCCGCTATGCATGCCCCAGCGGTCATGACGATGGTTCCAATCATCGTATAATTCATGAGCCAAAAGACGTACTTCAATCTCAACCTTTTCACCCTTGAAGTGCTTCTCAAGCGAAACTCTAAAATAGTCCCGACCGCCGTCAACGGCGACGCCTGTGCGCTTAGACTTGTCTCGCCAACACATACACGTTCGAAAATCGTGACGAGTCCTAGAAAAAATTGTATTATTACACGTTCGACAATAGTACCCTGTAATCGAATTAGACGTCTGCATTCTTATTGGTTCCCTTCACCAGAATCATCACAAATGATGTTATTATGTTCATCAAGGGGTGGAAAATATTCATGAGCAGTGTCCCACGGGCACCAGCAATTAGAGCCACCCGGACACTCATTATTTAAAGCATCCAAACCAAGATAACAGCCTGTCAAAAATAGTAAAAATCCACTCATCTTATATTCCATGTACCAAGGCTGGGGCGGGTGGATTCGAACCACCAACCTCCGGGGTAACAACCCGGTGCACTGCCAATTATGCTACACCCCATCTTTGTGTTCTAGTCATAATTATGCTACAAAAAATTAGTAGTGGTGAGCCGCCAGGGACTCGAACCCTGAACCTAAAGATTAAAAGTCTTTTGCTCTACCTGTTGAGCTAACGGCCCCAAATTAGGCAATCAGCTGGAAAAGTAAGTAAAAACAGACCAGCCGACATGCAGTAATTCAATTAAGCACACCACATAAACAAGCCGTTTAAGTTTACTAGCGTCATCACGCACGCTAGATAACGATTGTGCTACATTTGTAATTCTATTTGTTGCCATTTTTCTTCACTCCTAATTTTGCCATGTCTTCTTTAGTCTGGGATCGACATCGCGGCCTGTCTTAAACTCAGGCCTGTCTTCACCCATCATATAACCAAGTTCTTTTGTGAGCCTCTCTGTGGACTTACCCCTTTTTGTAAACTTTCTAATCTTCTTTTCAATCCGCTTAATGTGCTGATTTTGACGCTCCGTTTTTGAACCCACTGTTTCTCCCTTGAAGATAAATCTAAACAGCTTCTGTAAATATTACAGGATTATTCACAATCTTTTTTCGTAGGACCTTTGGCAACCCTGGATTAACCATAAGGGCTTTCGGTACGACTTCATGTCTAATATAATTTCTCATAAAAGAAATATCGAAATTACTTGAATCTATTACGTATGGCACATCCTTTCGGTCACACCAGTCCTCAAACACTGCCTTTCTCGTCTCTAGAAACGGCCTCAGATACCTTCCGCGCTTCGATGGGATTAATCTAGCCTCTCCATGGAAAGCCGTAAACAGCCAGGTTTCTACAACATCATCAAGGTGGTGACACGTAACAACAGGCAAATCACCCGCCTCACGCTCAAAAAAATCGTAGCGAGCCTTCCGCCAAAAGTCTTCTTTAGACATGCCGGGAGGAACGGCCTCTTTGAGGCCACCAATTATATGGGGAATGCTTTTAGAGCCGCAATAATCAGATACTACATTTTCAGCACTTTGCGCATGGTGGGTGTTGTGATTAAAGTGCAACACCAGAATTTCTTTGTTGCTTCGTGAAAGAAAATCTAGAGCTGCCATTGAATCAGGTCCACCCGAGACAGCAATCGCTAGCCTGCGTGGTAATTTCGTTGATAGTCTAATCATTTTTAAGTGGTAGGGCGACCGGGACTTGAACCCGGAACCCACGGTTTATGAGACCGTTGCTCTGACCAAATTGAGCTATCGCCCTGTAATTTTCTCCAAATATCGAAAGTCATATCCCTCTATCCCGTACGTACCATCTGGAGTCAAAAATAAATGATGTTTAAAAAGGCCAGCCACGGGAATCCTTGTGCTTACTGGACCAAGATATACCATGTCATATGGCTTGTCAGGATTACCTTTCCAGAAATGACGAACAAATCCAATCATAAAACCATGCTTACGCGCTTCGTCTCTTTCTTCTTGTGATATACGAAAAATGCTTTGTCGAACACCCTTATTATCACCGACAACACGAATCACATCACCAACGTTTGCATCTCTTACATACATCCAGCACCCTATAAAAACACCACGTACAGCATTCCAAATATACCAAAAACCATCATCCAAAAGAATAGTTCTACAATCAGAAGGGCAAGAATATACGCTCCTGCAACCTTAAAAGCCCAAGCAAAATCACCGGTAAACAGACCAATGAGAAAGATCAGAAAAAGCAGCATTTCACCCTCCTATTAATTTTATTATACCAGGTAGGGAGTGAATTTACACTAATCAGATATCTGCTCGCATCAAATCTTCGGGAGAAAATGACTCTTCAGTATTATCATCAAATTTCACGATAATCTTTGTAAGACCAGACATCGATCCCTCTGTTGTCATAAACGGCATCGGTACTTTCTCAATACGAATAACAGTGCCGACCCTGCTCATCTGCATAAAGTGGTATACTTTAGAACCAACCTTCAAATTTTTCATTATGTTGAACTCTCTCTTCGTTAAACTTACGTGCTAATTTTATAACAAAATCAGAGAAAGTTTCGGTAAAAAACCACGGCAAAACTGCATGGATGCCGCAGACAACTGACATCAACATACACGACACAGCAAAGGAGCCAGCTCTCTTAAAATGCTGAGAATACGTCATGTTACTTTTCGTAAGGTGGTGGCACGGTATCATCATTTTCTCCTTCAACTGTCATTACATCTTCTGTACATAGAATACACTCGCCCGAGGGGAACCTCACACGAATTCGTGAAATCGAAAAAACAGCTAATATTTCCCCCATCTCACCCGTCTCTAGACATATCACAAGATCATGTTTCTTGAGCATCTCCGGTATCTCCTGGTAAATTCGAACGAATATATTTCGTCCATGCGTACATTTTTCTTTCAGAAAGATACGAGACAGTCCCTTGATGTGCATACGCTTCGCGTTCGAACGGAATAGCGCGATATGCAGCGGGTCCATCTAATCGTTTAACCAGACGAAACCAAAGATAGAAAGCGACGTAAAGAACACCGAATCCAACGATCAATAATTCTAGCCACTGCTTGAAATGGATCGTTTCGTGTTGCTTTGTTTGGTCGCTCATCTCGGTTCTACAAAATACAAAAAAAACTAAGTTGATAGCGTGAATATCGATTGGAGAAAAAGCAGAAAGACACACTGGCACCCTAGAATTTTCAATAAAAATTGGGCCACAGCTCTTACCAGAAGTTGTCATAATACTACCCTTTCAACCAACTGTAAATATACCCCCCAAATCTATAGTTATTAACAGGGCAATTATGACAAGAACATTTTTCATAGCAATTTTTCTGTCTGTATCTGCAGTTTTTTGCATTACATTTTTCAACACACCGAAAGTGCACGCAGAAGCACCAAAAGTAATCGCAAACACAACATCTCCCCGTCCCGCAATTATCCAGACGGTGTCCTCAACTCGAATGAACGAAAGAACAAGCCGTCACAGCTCTGTAGCTGTTCAAGGCTTAAGCGGCGGACATGGATCGGGAACGTATATCAAGCACAACGACCACTACGCTGTTCTAACTGCTCGACATGTTGTCGATGATTCTAATATTTTTTATGTTTCAACCGGAGCAGAGAAAGTCGTTGGTCAAGTAATATGGAAATCAGAAACTCATGACATCGCATTGTTGAAAATACCGAGATTGAACTCTAGAAAAGCAGTTAATGTTTCCAGGCATAATCGTCAATTAAGCGTCGGAGACGAAGTGGTATACAGCGGTTATCCGGCTAGCTACGACATGTTAACAACAAGAGCATATGTTACAGGTTATGAAGACGGATATAGGGCTGTTCTGCTGCATGGGTTTATTTGGTTCGGCTACTCTGGTAGCGGCGTGTTCAATGCTCAAGGAGACATCGTGGGTATAGTCGTTGCGGTCGGTGTACAGGAATACGATGAAACGAGGCAGGTACTAGAAGACCTTGTTTATATGCATGAACTGAGCGCTGATCACGTTGCCAGAATCCGACATGCCTTAAGATGATTCGACGCTTATAATCTCGAGCGGCGTTGCAATATACTCATTCCATAATCCAGTCTGTACGCCCTCTGGATCTAAGCACTTGTCTAAATCATAGCAAATATTATTCGCTGCCCTACCGGGATACTCAAGGCGATACATGTTGCACGCTCGTCTGCCGTTATCCAGAGCCAAAGACTTTATATCGCTACGGAACGCAGCCCTTACATTTCCTACTAACCTAACAGTAAGAGTGGAAGTCTTTCTGAAAAACATCCGCTCAGCTACAGTGAAAGTTGAAATATCAAATTGCTCTCCAGCTTCTATCGCGCGGGACAAACGATCTAACCCATCCGGGCTTGTAAAGTGCCATAGATCTGCTGGATTTTCCAGGGTACCATAAAGCTGCGTCGTGTATTCATCGTCCAACATCACATATGGTTCGATATCCCCACGAGAATAAAAGTATGCAAACTTCAATTTAGAGACGTCTGGGAAGTAATGGCTAAATTCATTCTCGAACCCCCAAAAGCGATGGTTCACGAAGTCCTCTATGAAATCAAGAACATTTTTGCTTGTCAGGAGGTCATATCTATCCACCTCTACTGTGAGCTGATAGCCCCAGAATTTTGCAATAAGTTGTACGAATCGATCCATATCTTCTTGTGTGCAAAAAGACATATGTTTACAGCTGATTTTACCTGACCTCGTGTCGAATCCACGGGACTGAAGCTCTATTAATTCTTCCACAACGGTACGCCATTCGCCTAACGTAAAAAATACCTCAGCTGGACGGATATACCCAAGCACCTTAAATTTTTCGAAGTTACCCATTTTCTGGCCTAAATTCAATCGGCCATTCTTGCTCAGGCCACCGAGACATTAAATAATACTGCCAAGTGTCTCTAATCTTTGTCATCAGGGGGGACAACTCTTCTTCAGAGTAGCCCTTGCTTAGTCCTGTAGCGTAGATCTTATTGAGGTCTTCATCAATTTCATCCGCTGCATGCGACTCATGCCTCTTAGATTTAAGAACAAGGCTGGACACGTATGAGGGCACCTCAGCCTCACTTGTGTAGTAATAATCAGCACGATCTAAGGATTTCCATATCTCAGAATCCGGGACGTTCCTCTGTACATCCATTAGGACATCTGTGGACTGTCCTGAATGTTCTAGCTCGTGGCGAATATCAGCTTCAATTTCTACTTTAAGCTTTTCTACTTCTTCGTCTGAGTAGTCTGTTGGCATTTGAAGATTAATTCGAATATCTGATTCTTCTCGCTGCTCATCAGTCGCATCTAGATCAAATTCATAGCTTGCATCGCTGTTAAAAATATCTGCTGGCTCCATTTTCACATACACATTTCGCAGCCACAACACTGCTTCTGGTAACTCAACTTCTACTTGAAACCCAAGCGGACCCTGTGCCGCAAACGCACCCCTGAGGTCTTCATCTAAAAGATATTCGATAACTTCATCAGCTATCAATGTTGCGACCTTCTCAAGCTTCCGGCCAGTTAATGATTTTTCGATCAATAGAGCCCTCACGTACCCACGTAATATATCTTCGTTCAGGTGTTTGTTCAGCAAAGCCAAGAGCTCTTCGTCTTTCTTGTCTAATAGTTGTCCAAATGGCGGAACCACAATTCCCTTTTTGTCTCTTGGGCCTTTTTCAATAAAGCCAGGAATATCCTCTTTCTTCGCTTCAATCGCTTCAATCGCCTTTCGCTGTTCATCTGACGTAAGCATTTTGATTACATCTTCGGGATGTCGTGTTGCTCTTAAGCCAGAGAGATTAAATTTACTTTGACCCTTTTTCCATTGCTTTAATTCTTCACCGGACATCCAGGATGGTTTTGTTGCTGGCCGGTGGTGGCCACGTCCATACAGGGAAGGCATCATCTCATCCCACAACTCTTCCTTGTCCATACTCTTACCCATGAACTCGATCTCTTTACCCGCCTCGTTCCAGACATCTTCAGGAACTAGTACTTCGGAACCATGATCATATCGATGTAAACCACCTGATTTAGCTATAACCCACTGTGGTACTTTATAGGCGTATACGTGACCAGATCTACCGTGATTGATCGCTATATCAATTGGGTTGGGGGTTAAGAAAACGCCGGACTTAACTGGACTATCAAGCCAGTGTCGTTGCCAGTTGTCGGTTCCTGGAACGTCTACATAGTCGCCTGTTCTTTCATGCGTGTCCGGGTCAATTGCATCCGGGTCCCACTCTTGAAAATACGACATTTTCGGCTGGGGACGAGCGGGACGAAAGCGATTAATGTGATACAGGACACGTTTGTCTTTCTGGCTTCGGACGGTTTTTTCCAAACAAAGCTTGATGTATCGTCTTACTAAATTTTCATTCTGCTTACTCAACACTGGGAGATCCATCACAGCGCCAGGGTCGACGTCGGGCTGTACACTCCCTAAATCGCAGGGCGCATTGAGCACAACATTAACAAAGTGCGGTACCGCTGTGAGTCCCATAGATTCTACAAGCTTAACAAAAGCCTGTAGATGGTCTGCTCTATCTTCCCAGATATGTACTTCTTGTAAGTCAGGCAATTTTTCAGCTAGCTTTTCAATCATTGAAGATTTCCACGGCAGAGTCCTAACATCTCCAGTGGGCTTAAGCAAGATCTCTTCAAACGTTAGCCCTCCCATAGCAAGAAGCTCTGCTATCCGACCAACTAATTCAGGTTTTCTTGTGCGACCTGTCATTAAAATCGCATATACATTGGGGTCGGCTATACTGCTATGTGCACTAGACACTGTGCTGCCTATCCACAAATCATTGGGAGGATCGATTACACAGGGCGGTGACAACGATTGTAGCGTATCGTACCAATGACCGATGTGACCTTCCCAATCGTCGGGATGCATCGGGCTCATGAAAAGAGTTGCATCAAAATCGTATATGTGCAACTGAGTTTTCATACGCCCAATTCCTTTAGCTGTTCCACAGTGTCTACGCTTCCGCCCGGCAGATGCCAGATACCAATTCCGCCGGCGGCATTCCAGCTGTCGACGGTCGTAAGTTTATCATCAATAAGTATGTTGGGAATGCCGTTGGTCGTTGCATACCTGGCTTTCTGTTTGGCTGGTGACATAATAATTTGAGAAGGTTGAGGCTTAAGCCACCTGTGTATCCACAATTCCTTCCCTTCGGCCGTTGTCATAACAGCTCCCTCTCTCGCCCTAATTTCAGCAGTCAGTATATTCACAGTCCGACCAGTCCCCGTCAGAAATGGCCAAAGTTTTTCCAGAGCGTCAGCATGTGGCTTCATCTCAGCAAATATAGGACCAGGATTTGCTCCAACAGCACCCATCATAAAATTTCGAACCGACTTAATATCTAAATCAGGACGACCCTTTGCGCGCCAATCTGGACCGAGCTCTCCGCGTACTTTTGCTAGCCTCTTCTCGTAACCCTTCGTAATTTCAATCCCTGGAGAGATGCCACCGCCCAAAAGACCGTTGATAAATCTCACAATCATATCTTCAAAATTTACCAAAACGCCGTCCATGTCACAGAATATCTGGGACTCGGGTTGCACTCGAGCAGTCACTTGCAGCACCTCACTGATGTATTCGCGAAGTAAGCTCACCTTAATATTTCCTCTATTCTGCCGCACACAACGATTGAGGTAATAGCCTCAAAATTATGCTTATCGATAACTGGCTTAAACTTCCAATTAGACATCGCAGGCTTGCCACCCTCTGCTGGATTCGTAGCAATAGTGATGTGAGGATATTCTGGTCCCTTCATCGGAAGAGGTAATCCTTCCAGATCAACTAGCGCAGTCATGACCTGAGCCGATTGTGCAATTCCCACGACTCTCACGCAAAGGTCTTGGTCAAGCCATTGCGACGGTAACCGTAATTTCTGGTTGGGTGGATTAATAATCGTCATGTGATGAGCAAAGACTTTCCAGCCTTCGGGAGCAAAAGCGGCTAGCTTCTGATGTGACGCGTCGTCCAGAACAAATGCTGTATATTCTATCCCATAGCCCTGACCAAGATTTATCTCTGTCAAAAGCTCGCTTATGTATTCACGGAGAAGGTTCATTATTCAATCTCCACCAGTTTTCCAGCTGCACGAAGCGCATCGATGGTTTTGGGAGGTGCCGTGTATCTCTTACTGAGCGGTGAATCAACCCAGCGAGTATCATCAGATTTTTCTGCGGTGAATGCTGGTACCGTTGTCTTCATGGCTATCCACTGCTGGCAGTTATCTTCCCATTCTGGAGTTAGCGTATCTTTCATGTCATCTAATTGATGCGCTGTGACGTCCGGTCGGTTGTTCATATAGTATTCCCATACACGTCGAGCATAAGGAGAAACCGAACTTCTATCTGAAATTAAGCCGCCAGATCCGTCAAGCGATGCGTACTCAATTGCAACATCATATACTAACGGACCCCAACCGTGAGTTGCTCCAGAACCTTCCACCACGAATGCATCGCCACAAGGTCCGGTCTCTGACGGTCTTGGCTTGGCAATTTCTATTCCTGCGTGTATGGAATTATCATACCTCTCCCCGTGCTCCTCTCTAGTCCTCCACCGATTTCCCTTCTCATCGCCGATGTATACGAACACTGATGAACCGCCGTACCTTTTTAGTATTGTCACGAAAGCACCCTCAGGAAGATCTTCCACGGTCTTGGCAGCTTCGGTGAGCAGAGCTCGGATATATTCGCGAAGCAGGTTCATTTTGGTCCCACATAAACTACATTACCAGATGATGGGTAATCACGACCCACCGACTTCCAGACTCGCTGCGCGGTGCCGGAAGTAGAACCCGCTGCACACTCATCAGCGCCGACAAAGGCACCACGATTACCAACATGCTTACCAATCTCTTCAATTATTGCCTTGTATAACTTCTTACCGTATCCAAATCCCCTAAAAGCTTCATCCACATGAGATTCTCCTATCGCATATAGCGTCGGCCCCAGGGTCGGAAATTTCGGATTATCGTAATCATAACCCTGAGCTTTGAGTTTCTCTACATCTTCTGTACAGTGCTCGTACTTAAGAACTTCGCGAGCTGTAGCTGAGCCTATTCTCATTCCGCTCATCATTATAGCAGCTGCGACTCCATTTCCATAATTTTGTACTCTGATAGTGACTCCAGAAGAGTCAGCGTCTTCGGTCAAGATCTCTCTTATATACTCACGCAGCGGATTCATCTTCACAACCCTCCTCTGCACTTATAAGTTCTTTTATTCCAGACGCGTTCCACACGCACCCTGACGCTACGTCCCACCCGTAATACCAGTCCGAGTCCGGTCGCATTTTCCATAGATAGGGACAGATCTCAATACCGTCATAATGACTTGCGACCTTTGGCCAGTCAATCTTGATGTCCCCGTAGCTATTGGGAACGCCGTACATCTTCTCAAATTTCTTAAAATCATGATTATCTGTTATGAACAAGATTTCATAATCATTCAAGACAACGTTATATGCGCTATCATATCTACTTGCACCGTCCGTTAGGCCCGTCCTACAAAATTCCAGCCAGTCTATCGAGCTACCGTCTTTGCATTCATACCACAGACCACTGGGCTTGTAGCCAACCCTCTGTGAAAAACCACTGATCTGTGGTTCTTTACCGTCTCTAGTGTCTTGTCGGCTGTGGTGGATGCGCACCTTCTCTCCACCTGTCAATGGAAAATGAGACTCACGGAGCAGCTCTTCTATGCATTCACGGAGGAGGTTCATGCCTTTACCATCATCGGATTGTCTTCTGCCTTTATCATTAGAGGCCGGAACTGAGTCCTTTGCTTGGCCCACTGATCCTTAGACTTGATAAAGACGTAAATTCCAGTGAGAGGTATCTCAGCGCCAGGCTTAAACCTTACTTCTGCCTCATCGTAAAACAAGCCGGGCTCTTCGCCTGCAGCCTGAGGATCGTATCCAGCTTCTTCATCGACCGTGGCTTGAAATATGACGTGGAGTTCGGCGCCACGGTTTGTTGCTCCCCAGGCATCTGCAAAACTAACAGCAACATCAAAGCTGAGCGACCATGATGCACCCGTACTTTCGCCCTCAAGACGGCCAAGCAAAAATCTTATCAATTCTTGCTGCGTAATTCCTTTCTCTTCGCCAGTCTTAATGTACTGACGGACCTTTGAAGCCAAAATAGCTGGTGACATCTTGATCTTCATGCCACGCCAGACATTTTTCTTGCCCTCTGTACGGGCAGGCCAATACTCTGTAAGTAACGCTTCTCGTATATACGCACGTAACTCGTTCGTCTCTCGAGGACCCAGCGAAGATGCCTCTCCGTACTCTTCCTCGTACCACCCTAGCTCATCAACTAGTTCGTCTGACTCTATATCGGCACCGACCATACTGATCACTACGGGATTAATGATTTCCCCCACTCCAATCGGAAGCGGAGGGATGGGAATGCCGGTCATCGAAAAGAATGCCATGGGTATAATAAAATTATCGAGTGCCTCCCCTACAATAATTCCTATCGCGATAGGCAAGCCCTTTTTGAGGCCACCAGAAAGACCCTCTTCCCGAACTGCACTACGAATTGCACCAATTGCCTTTTTGATGAGCTTAACGGGGTTAACCTTTTCATTGGCAGTTTCCAGCGCCGCAATGACCATCTGCTCAGATATTTGATCTTCAAATTCTGCGATCTGCGCCTCAACTGCTTCTTTCCTGGCTTGGGTCGGCAATCGATTACCTTCCCACGAGTCTGCATTATTCCAGCCCCATGAGTACCCCAATATGTAATCGGCAGAATCCTCAGAGTGACCCAACTGTTTTGGACTTGGATCTTCAAAAGACCACCCTTTTTGTTTCTCCCACCGACCCTCTATTGCGCCATCAAGAAATTCAGCAACATCCTCGTTGATTTCTTGCTCCATGACATGACGAACTAAACCAGGGGCTATGCGTTTAAACGCAGCATCTAACACGTCATCATAATGACGAGTCTCTATAAAGTCACTCACCCCTGAAAGCAGGGACGCTTCTGCTTCCTCTCTTTCAAGTAGAAATTGTTCTCTTACGTACTCACGTAGGAGCTCCACGCTAAGCTTGCTGTCTGTATCACCCATAATCCAATCATGCGTAAAATTATCGATATCTGTGATTTCGCTGACTAGCGTCTCGCGACCAAGACCCTGAAGATAGCCCTGATATGCTTTATCAATTTCTTTCAGTGTTACAGGATCGAGGTGTTTGGCCAAAGAAGGGTGCATCTTCATCCGAGCCAGAATGGGATACTCTTCCAGCTCGGCCCAGGTGTGTTCCTCATTCTTCCCCGCTTGGTACATGGCAAATAATCCATCTGCGGCACCAAGCGCACCACCAACGAGTGGTATCTCCCCCATGGCGATCTTTATGAATTCAATCCCGACATTTGCACTACGCACCCGACGGCCGGCTTCGTCTGTTTCTTCTTGGATACGTTCGATAAGATCCAAGATCTCACCGACAGTCTTCATCTGACTTGGGTGGAGTTCTTCCTCTGGAGGGACGTTAACATATTCTCGAAGCAAGCTCATCCGAGCCCCCCGAGTTTCTTCAAGATTTTAATTCCCTTAACTCGAACGGAACCAAATCCGACGATCTCCTCTTCCCAATGAAAGTCGTCTAGACGATCGAATCTGTACAATTCCTTCAAGTCAAGAAACGTATTCGTTGCCGAATCTGCGATTAAAACTACTCCCACCATACCGTGTCCGGCTCGACCGAATTGCTCGGCCACGTCTCTTGATGGAGTCCATGAAGACACTGTTCTTGATTCATTCCGGTTTTGATATTCGAAATCAACCGGGATAACATCAGACCACTGCCAGTGAAGTTTCGATGTTGGCCATGTTGCTTCTTTCCAGCCAGGCGCGTGTTCATCCAAGTATTCTTGTGAAACTTCCATGCCGCGGTAGGCGTCGCCACTCGTATGTAGTATGAAAACGTCGTTATAAGCTGGATCTTTGGAAAAACTTACCATCGCATCTAGCAAGTTTGTAGGCACTTTTGAACTAAGGCCTTGCAGGTGACCCCATAATGCCGTCCAAATTTCTCCCTCTAGCTCTGTGTCTCTTTCGGATCCCATATGACGTCCCAGCGGAGCCCTATCAGAAAATATTTGCCGACCAAGTTCACCGGCCTCCAACATTGTCCTTACGTACTGACGCAACGATAACTCGACATTTTCTTGCTTCATTACAGGAGATGAACTAGCTGGTACACCCCCGGCTGCGCCGTGGATTCCTCGCTCATCGAAATTTTGATTAACCCAAGCCTCCAATTTATTATTCATGTCAGGGAGTGGAGCATCTGGTGGAAGGCTTTCGAGCCAAGGAATCACGACCTCATCGAATGCAGCTTCAAGCCGATCATCCAACATTTGCTGATACTTATCATCAACATCCAGCATGTCTAGAACGACGTTGTCTTTCGTGGCCAGATCATCGGGAGTGTCTTTTGCTAATTTGTAAATATCACCGATTGTCTTGGCCATCTTGATTCCTTTTCCAACCACAGGAATGAATTTGACCATTTCCCAACCAATTTTCTTAGCAAGCTTTTTCATACGCTCTTTGCGCTGGGCTTCATCATCGACGCCCTTTATCGCTCCTAAAGCGTCTAAAACGCTTCCCACCGTTTGGCGTTCCACTTCTTCGCTCAACACCTCTCTTACATACTCGCGTAGGAAAGCTTCATTATATGAAGCAATCTTGATTCTATCAGGCGGAATATCTTCCAACACTGCCGCTGTTCCCGTAACTGCAATTGCTAACTTGGCTTCCCTACTTCCGGGAACAAGCAAATTTTCTATATTGACCGCGCCGTCACTTGCTATAGGGGATAATTCTTCTGGACCGATTCCATCCCACCAAATAAGTTCATCTCCATCCAAGCTGGGGGGCTCGTCTCCCAGGTCTGCGACAGCTGCTAAATCCGCTACAAGGGATAATCCCTCTGTGTCGACCAACAAGGGAATCCCGGCGAATTTTCCCTTTTTAACAGATAGAAAAACAGGCCGCATACCATAAAGCTGGTCTGCCCATTGAGCGTGCACCTGGGTATAGCCCGCTTCGCCGGTAGCATCAACCTCAAGACCGTTCGCTAATATATCACGAGCATTTGCTGGAGTGGTTGCATGATACATCTTCATAATAGCTCCCGTATGTACGACCTTAACTCGCCAACCAAACTCGAATATGCATCAACCTCAGCTGCCTTCATAGCTTGTCCTATTGCTTCACCTGCAAGGCCTTGAGCCATTAGCTCTTGTGGATTGCTGGCTGGCGGATTTGAAACAAATTTCAAAAAGCCCTGAACAACACGATCAGAAAGCTGAGGGGTGACAGCTGCGAAATCCTCAATATCATTAATAGAAATCTTGTGTCGAATGAAGTCCTTCTTTAATTGGGGCGCAGTTTCTTTTGTGATGCTTTTCAATCGAATCAAAAAATTAATAAGAATAATCTGCTTACGAGAATAACGCATTTCTTCCAGCACCTGCTGCGTATCTTGTGATGCATTATCACCCAGCAATGCTGCAACCTGTACATACGGATTGCTGGCTGTACCAGAAAGCGGTGTAATTTGAAGACCCGGGAATATCTGCTCAAACAATCCCAGTTCTGTTATCAGGTTTATAAAGTGATCAAGGTTAGCAGCAGAACTAACACCGTTCAAAAATTCTTCCCTTATACGCTCTGGGCTAACATCAGTCAAACTATTGTCTTTAAGAATTGCAGCCTTTGTAGCAGGATCCAGCTCTGCGCCCATTCGGCCTGCGAATCGAATAGTACGTAAAATACGTAGCCTGTCTTCATCAAAACGTTGGGCTGGATCTCCAACGGCTCGAATTACGCCGTCTTCAATGTCTTTTATTCCACCAACGTAATCAACGACCTCGCCTGTATTCATATCATAGAACAACGCGTTCACTGTCAGATCGCGTCTTTTTACATCACCCTCTATACTGGTGAATGCCACGCCCTCAGGTCGACGACCGGGGCCTATATCTTCTCTAAATGTTGCAATCTCGTATTCATTTTTGTCGGGGGTCTTCACTCTCACCACACCAAAAGCTTTTCCTGTTAAGTCAAGCCTGAGTCTGCCATGGCTCTGTAAAATTCGAATCACCTGGTCTGGAGTTGCATTCGTAGCGACATCGTAATCTTTGGGAGTCTTCCCCATCAACGCATCACGAACAGCACCTCCAACGACATATAATTCTTTTCCCGCTTGCTGCATACGACGGTGGATATCTTTCAAGTCTTCTGGTACAGAGAGATTTAACGGCTCACGAATCGCGGTAGCTTCTCGAAGTAGCGCTTCATTCATCCATGCATCACGGTCCTGCATCATCACATAGAGATCATCATCCCAAGGCCCTTCACCACCCTTCATCGCACAATTGAGTATAGCCTCTTCAGCAGTGAACTCCTTGTACACCTCAGGCTGATACATATCGTAATAGAATTCTTTTTCAATACCATTTGGTTTTGTTATTCTGGTCTGATCATCAAAGACTAGATCTCCCATTTCAACCCACCCATGAACAACTGGCTTCGGCGGCTTCTTCCACTTATCTGTTACTGTACCATGAACAACTTTGAACTTACTCTTGTCATTTAAGTTCGGGTGCCTCTTTGGGCCGCGGCCCGGCTTAGCCTTCGTAAAGTGATCGTTAAACCACTCTTCAGCTTTCTGGTATGCGAAAGGAAAACACATTCCTGTAGCAAGTACATTACTTTCTACAAGCATTTCTTTTACGCATTCGCGGAGGAGAGTCATGAATTACCCGCTCTGTTCTATTAGCAAAGTTCTTACGTACTCGCGGAGCATAGACTCGTTCATGGAAGAAATACCACTTACAACATCACCAACTTGAACGCCTCGCTTCTTAAACCAGCCAGCATTCATTTCTAGCGCATACTTTGCTGGCTCTGTTGACCTTACAGAAGTTCGGTTAAAAGGATGCATCCGCTCTATATTAATAATTTTTCCAGCTTCTGTTAGATAAGCAATCGACAACGGGATGAAGGTATTCTCCATCCAAAATGAACGATAGTCGGTGTCAGGGAAAACGAACAACATACCATCATCCTCATTCATCGATTGTCTATGCATCAAGCCTCGATTTCTTGCTTCTGTCGTTGTTGCCAGCTCAGCGTTAACTTTAAAGCCACGTACACGTAGATCAATACATCCGGAGTCAACCTGCGATGTCATAATCTCTCTTGCATATTCGTTCAATAATTGCATCATCCGCCGCCCAGTAGAATCTTCATGTGGTCTCCGGCGCATGCCCCCGAGATACCACGACAATACCAAGCCTCATAATCAGGCCCGTACCTATTCGCATATTTCTCGTTAGGATGTCGGCCTGTCCAGTCCACCTCTTTACCTAGCATCGCTTCCACAGCCTCCTCTGTCTGAACTGCAGGGACTCCATGTCGAGTGATCATGATATGTGCAATCTTCCCTGACATCTCTGCAATTGCACCAGCTCTTAGATCTGCTGCTGTCTCTTCGAGATAGCGATCGATTGCAGCACGAGTTCCATCATGGCCGACGATGCCCAGCTTGAATCGGCCCTTGACCATCTTTCCGCCGCGAAAATAATCGGGGTCAGGATCTTCGTCTATGTCGGCTCCCTTCATGATAGTGTATTTATAGGGTAGATCCCCTGGACTTTGAATTTTGATGTTGCCAAATGTCGCTGGGCCCTCTTCCGACGCCGGCGTTAGCTCGACATCTTGATATGCAACTTGTATCAGGTCAAATATTTCTTCATCCAAGTCACGCACGTTCGGAGTATTGGTTGCAAAATCTGCAGGATCGATAGGGATGGTCTTTCCCTTGGGTGCCTGGAAATCAGCCCAGCTCTTTTCCAACAACGTTCTGCGTATCAAATGTCGTAAAGCAGATTCAGTTAACCTCATTTCTTATCTTCCTCTTCCTTCTCAAGTTCGGCGATTGTCTTCTTGCTCCACTTCTCTTTCGGCATCAATTTTTCAATCCTGAACGCTAACACTTTCATGCCATTCACAGTCGGTTGGCCCAGGTCATCGGTACCAAGTTTCTTGACCACCGTTCGCTTGTTCTTGAAGCGACCGGTTAGTATGATGTCTCCAACCTCAAGATCGAGCGCAAGCTCTTCAGCAATGATCTGTCTAATCTGTCGTCTTGTGATTTTCATTAGAAATTCACTGCTCCTCTAGTGCTAACTTCTGGATACTTGTCTACCATCTTATCTTTGAGGTGACCGATCTCTTTCCGCATCATCTTACCAAAACTAACGTTGTCACCAGGTTTGGCAACAGTGTTATAAAATTCATCAATCAGCATGCTGGCAGTCCCTTGGCCACCTTTATCACCACGAGTCTTCATATAGTCAATGTACCACATATCATTTCCGCCTGACGAAACACCTTCTTTGTGGTAGTCTAAAAATCCAATAACGCAAGCATCAGAAACCCCGGGAACCAGCTGGCCCTTTCTCGGTTTCTTTAATCGTCGACCCGAAGCGCCATAATATTCCATCTCTTGTCTTTGGTTGAAGTATGCATCTATTTTGGGCTTGCCAGTAGGGCCCATGTGGGGTTCTTCTACCGATGTATCGCAAAGTGCTATTCTTTTTATATCTGAAGCGCGACTGTACTTAAGGGGAGAATCAAGCGTCCGAAACTCAATGCTTTCATTAAGAATTTCTTTGATATATTCTCGCAATAATGACATTCCGGCACGTCCTATTAGGGCGGCCAACGTCTAACGAGCGCGGCCTGTACGACTAAGTATCTTTTTCAAGCGTAAATTAACCGTTTCATTGCACCCAGATTCCGAAGAAATCCACCCCGCTGCCACGCGGAAAGCTGATATCTTCACTGACGGAGCAAATTGCTTACACAATGCAGCAACTGCCCTTACATTATTTTCGTTATCATCATAAAAAATTAACTCATCTGGTTTATACTTGTTTAGATATCCAGTCAATACGTTGACCTTGTGTGCAGCGCTATTAGAGCCCTGGTCACCCACTGTATGTAATCTGCTGTCATCAAAGCTGATTCCATTATCTTTTAAGAACTGAAGGATCTGGGAGCGGTTTAAGGGCTTTACTGACGTTCCCTGAGACGGACTGTACATCTGCTTCTTCCCTGCTCTCGCCGTTATGATTAATGCTAGCGTATCAGGATCTGATTCTGCTTCAACCAGCTTTTTTAACATTGGGGTAATCACTTGAGCTTTGCTCACATCAAATGAAGATGTCCCAACGTAATCAATCACATCCTCAAATCCTTCAGCATGCTCTTCATACAATGCAAAATTTGCAGAATCTAACCAATAAAACTCATTACCACCCGTACCCGTTACATCCATATATTGAATATTGTGGTCTAGCAACCAGTCTTCTAACGTGGGAGAGGACGTTCCAGCTGCCTCTGGGCGCTGAACACCGATTCGCGATTCAGTAACCGCCAGCGTGTCATCAAAATCAAATGCAACTATTTTTCGTATAGGCATGAAATTCCCTCAATCTTAAATATAATAAAAGACATAGTTAAAATTTTCATCCTGGGGGCGATATGGCTTCGACAGGGTAGCAAAGGAGTATAAGAGTGCAGGTGGTCTCAGGAAACAGCAGACCTAAATCGCGGTTTCAAAAAAGATAGTTGCCAATAACAACAATCACTTCGAATACGCCCTAGCTGCGTAATCGGGTGGTTGCCTAAAACCATCTATCCAATTTAGGCTAAGTGAAGTAGCATCACTGAAATAAAATAATGCTCGAACCTTGTATCCGCGAGCAGGGGGGTTTCACCAGCGGAAGATTTGTCAGTTTAGAAAAACTGTCTAAACCTGTGAATGACTTGATCCCTAAACTGCTTTGGACGCGGGTTCGACTCCCGCCGCCTCCACCATTCTTTGTACAATTGTACTAAAACAACATATTTATATCATCATGGATACGATTATAATTTTAGGAACGAGGTATGGCTTCTACATCTTGGAACCGCGTTGGACTAGAACAACCCACCAACATAGAAGAGAACAAGAAAATAAAGCCACACCCAGACACTATTATTTCTGAGAGGTTAAAAAAAATTATGCCCGACAATGACAAAGCTATCGAAGAGCAAGCGCAAACAAGCGATAATCCTACGGACGATGCACATATCAACATCCCAGATGCGGGAGATGATTTTGATTTCGTAATGGCCTACGATGATGATCCCGCGGCCACAGACGAAAGACTACTCCCCGACAACACAGCTGTTTCAGCTATTAATTGTGGATTCATAGGCGTTGGCGGAGGGGGAGGGAAAATTGCAAAAGCATTTCTCGATCTCGGATTCAGTAAGACAATACTTGTTAACACAACTGAAAAGGACCAGCCGGGCGGAGTTGATCCGCAACATTTTGTTCTTGTTCCCGGAGCGGATGGTGTTGGAAAAGATATCACACTTGGAAAAAAAGTGTTAGCAGAAAACAGCGCATTTGTTGAAGATGCTGCTCGAACACGAATCGGACAGGTCGATTGGTTATTCGTTATCGCCGGTGGTGGTGGAGGAACCGGTAGCGCGTGCCACGAATTAGATTCTTCATTAAGCCGCTACCTACAGTCAATTGAAGCAGCAGGTCGTGTTGTCTATATCGTAACGAAACCAACAGCTCAAGAGCTTCTCAACCCCACTATCAAGTCGAATTATCAATCACTTATGAGTGATGTAGGCACTAGCCCCCATATTGTAATAGACAACGAGAGACAATTACAGTTGCTCCGTGGTAGGACTGGTCTTCTCAACATGATGCCAGTAGCCAATAAAAACTTTGCTAAGCTTTTGTGGCAAGTCTTTAAGCTTGCGTCAGAGCATACAGAAATCCAGACATTTGATACAAAGGACTTGGAGCGCTGCTTGAGCACAGCAGGTCGTATGGTTATCGGAAGCACAGTTGTTAGAGATGTTAATAGGAACGACCTTGGTTCTCTTGTCTATCAGGGGTGCTTGCGTTCATCTCCTTGTCCTACACCAAGCGGAAACACAGAAACAGGTGCACTGCTGCTGGTGGTGGACAATAACATGGCTTCGGACCCCGAAGTCGGAAGACGACTTGAGTCAGCATTCTCATACGTCGGTGGTCGAGCAAATACTGTTTTCTCTGGCATCTATGTAAAAGAAGGAATTCCAGGGTTGATTGCTATTACATTACTTGGTGGACTATAAGCTTAAGCATTTTTATCTGGCCGGACCGCATATTTATGAAAAGCGTATGTGTGCGATGGAATAGCAATGAAAAAGCTAAATGTCTCTAAACAGCAATTACAGTATATTATTAGAGAAGAGCTTTCAAAGCATGAACTGATCACGCTCCGAGAAGCGATCAGAGAATTATTAAGCGAAGGTATCTACGATCCTGGAATTCTTAAAGCTGTCTTTATGGCTGGCGGTCCAGGAAGCGGAAAAAGCTTTACGGCAAAAGTGCTCTTTGGCGGAAGCCTCGCAAATGAATTGTCGGCTTCGACGGCCATGGGACTTAAAATTATTAACTCTGATCCAGCTTTTGAAAAATATCTTGAAGAAGCAGGTGTCGACCCAGGCGATCTTGCAAGAATTGCAAGAGAAGATCCCGAAAAAGCTTATGAGCTAGGACTTGACGATGAACGTGGTGTACCTGCCAGCTCACCTCGAGGGAAAGCAAAACAATACAAGACAGCAGCTACGCAGCAATACACAAAGTCAACGGCACGGCTCGGTGTTATTATCGATGGAACCGGTGATGATCTAGCCAAAATTGAAAAGAAAAAAGAGGCCATGGAAAAACTTGGCTATGATACCTACATGATTTTTGTCAACACAACGCTTGAGGTTGCGCAAGAAAGAAATATGAACCGACCAAGAAAGCTGCCGCCGAAAAAAGTTGAAGAAATCTGGACAGACGTTCAAGCAAACCTTGGCGCATTCCAAGGATTATTTGGACAGGGAAACATTTCGATTGTTGACAACACAGTGTACGGCCCTGTCGACGAAGCAGTACAGAAAGCGGTGGGTGGATTTGTCAATCGACCTATTAAAAATCCGATTGGTAAAAAATGGATCGAAACGGAACTGGAACAACGTGGTGGTGGAACGAAAAAAGAAAGAGGCCGCTTATTTGGAAGAAGCAAAAAATAATCTATTGCTCATCGACATAAACAGCAATTTGTTCCAGTGCTTCTCTCAGGAATGAGATCATCTTTCCATCAACATACAAAGTAACGAAGTCTTTATCTTCAGAGTGAGAAGCAGTCTTTAGCTTCGATGTTTCGACCGCCAAAGCAGTCGATCCCTTATGTGGACCCTTCGTAAACTTCCAAAGCATCCCAGCTCCTTTTACATTATTATTATACCACACCATATCGAATTTTGCACGAAATTTCGATCTGCCTCTTTCTGCTTTCTGTCACCGCGGTCAGGGCAGTTTGCAGAGCGCCCCAGTGTTCACGGCTTATTCCGGTAGGTTTTCCACCAGCAAGATCAGTTAAAACCTCTAGCGCATTCTTGTATTTCTGTGCTTGCTTTGGTGATGGGCTTGTGCGTAGATTATGAAGCATATCCACAAGCTTAACTCGAAGCGCCAGTTCATCACCCAAAAGTGAGGAAATATAAACGTCGTAGCGTACTCCCGCCGAGTGCGTCAGAGCCTCCACAGTCGCAAGAATTTTTTCGGCAGCGCTTGGATCACCGAACGCTCCCCTAATCCAGGACTTCATTTCTTCCTCAGAGCCGACAGTGCCTTCCTTCGGAGCGTCTTCCAGCGTATCGTGTAACAAGGCAACAAACTGTGCTTGCTTATCATTAGGGTAATATTTTCTTGCTAAATTACGTACAGCGCTCGGGTGAGAAAATCCCGGGGCTCCAGAGCGACGCTTCTGACCCATGTGGGCCATCCTCGCAGTCGCATAAACATCTTCGTAATCTTCTCTCGAAAACGCTTGTTCCATATTACTAAATATCGTGCAACATAGCAAATTAGCTTATTACAAAAAAACTTGAATAAAGATTATAGTAAAAGAAAGTCCAACACAAAGCATCGTTTTCATAGTAAACATCGATTCCCCCAAAAGGGCGTATGTCAAGATGGGGAACACAAGATATGAAATCCCAAAAGCCAAGAACCTGGATGCCCAAACGCTATCATTTAGCGCAGTATACGCAAACCGCGCCCCGTAATAAGCACATAGCGATGCGGGAACCGCTGTTAAAATCGCTATCTGAAGAGATTTTTCTTTCCACTCAGGTGAAATAAACTGTGTATTTGCCGCAAACCATACAAGCGTGTGGAGAAGAGTGAACATGGCTGCAGCGTAGATAATCTTCATTTTTCCTCATTTTGAACAACAACCCGCTTTATTTCAAAGCCTGGTATCTCTTTCTTTTGCGAATCTACAAGAATAGTATAAAATACCCCAAGAGCAGGCGGGCCCAGGTGCTCTTCTAAAATCATCGCAGTTAGTCCATTTTTAAGAAGAACTAAGTCCCCTACTTCTATTTTCGGTGCTTGCATTCTGCGACCATATATTTGTCAACTTTATAAACTTTGTTTTCATACAGCACTTCGTACCACGGTTCTCCAACATCTAAACCAGGGTCTTCTTTTATACATAAAACACGAGCTCCTGGAGGGGGATAAAGGCTGGGTAGCGGTAGCTGACTTAATACGTCTAGAATTTCCAAAACACGACCCTTCACTCTATAGCCGCTCCATCGCTACGGGGAGGCTTAACTTCTTCAAAGAGTGCCATGTCACACAATTCAAAAAGTGCTCCACAATAAATAACATCAATAGCTTTTTTCAGAGCAATATAATCTTCGCTGACTCGTCGCAACTGATATGAAAGGTCTTTCTCTTTGGGCGTCGAAACCACAATACACACTTCTCCAGCGGGCGGATAATCATTTTTAAAAATATCTCCACGAAGATGTGCGCAATAACCATCGGGCTTTCGAGAAACTAATGAACCTTTTTTTATCACAACTCAAGTTCCTCCCACTCACCGTCCCAATTGGTAAACTTCACCTTTTTAATACCAGCTTTTTGAATCTCAGAAACACAGAGCTGACAAGGCTTTGCCATTGTCCGACCGTGGTCACACTTCTTAAAGCGCATCACTTCCAGCTCGTCACCAGGCTCGGCAAAACGAAGAACGTTCATTTCCGCATGCATGTGAGAAGCCCAAGTTCCGTCAGCGTATTGCCTCTTAAAACGAGGATGTGTCTTGTCGGTGTTCTCCCCAATGCGAACGACCCTACCGTTCCGGCGAAGAATTGCAGCCAAATGATAAGATCGTCCATTCGCCACAGCCAATTCCTTAGCTCGATAATACACTCGGCATTTTATTGCCCTCCCAAATCATCGACAGTCTTTATATCACGAGTTACTATTTTCTCTAATTCAGAGACAACTGTCTTATACTCTTCAGAGAAAATATCATAGAAATCCCTGACCCAGTACCTGTAAACGCTAAGCTGGTATGTGTGAGGTTCAGGCTTACTTGACGTTATCGCAATGACCCACTCCCGAACTGCTTCGTAGCTTGTATCAGCTAAAACAATCGGACACTTTCCAGAAGGAATCGCTAACTTCATTGGTGTGTAATTTATCTGTGCATCAGCTGTACGACCCCAGCTTTTCGAAACACCTTTTCTGGTTCTAGAGCGCCTTTTTACTTTCTTTGCCACTTAAAATCCTTTTGATATATTATACCAAAAACTCAGCAGCTTTTCACTTCCAGACAACCATCTTCGAAGCGTGACCTGGATAGCGATCTTCCATCCTGAAAGCTGATGTGGTGACAGCATATGCATTCAGACCAAGGTGATCCTTCCACATCATTTTTTCGGCAGTGCAATTTTTTTCGACAATAAGCTTACCATCGACAGAACTAGCGGGATAACAGAAACCGCGGGCTCCCTTAACAGAACGAATAACTGATTGACCTTTTCGTAGTTTAATGCTTGGCATTTTTTCTCCCAACACCTTTTTTGTTACATCAAGTAAATATAAAAACAAGCCCGCTGGTGTACTCACACACTCGGAATTACTTTCGTTTATTTCGCTTCTTGCGTATTTTTTTCTTACGACTACGTCCTGTTTTTTGCGGTGAGGACTTGCTTGATTTGCCGTTATAAAGCTCGCTGTCTTGCTCAAACTGCGCTTTCACCAGCGCCGCGAGCTCCCTATCACGCTTTCTAGTCTTCTTTACCTTCTTAATGAGCATTGATCGCTTTAATCTAGAAAGTCGATTTAAAAAAACCTGGCCTGTCAGGTGATCAAATTCATGCTGAACACATGCTGCTGGGAACCCAAACAAATTTAATTCTCTAGGGTTTCCCTCACGATCACAAAAAGTTAATACACATTTTTCATAACGAGGAACGTAAGCAGAAATTTCTGGAATAGAGAAACACGATTCTTCAACGCGAACAATCTCACCGCTACATGATATGGAGGGATTAATCACTTCCAAAACTTCTTCTTCATGGTCCTCTATTTCAAGCAATTGTGGGTTTATAACAAATGCGCTTACCGAATATCCAATTTGGGGCGCTGCAAGACCGTATCCCTGGAGCACTCGAAATGTGTCTTTTAGATCATCAAGGAATTGATATGAATCTTCTCCCGTTGTAATTGGTGAACACACTTTAGACAACGTCTTATTCGGCCATGTAACAATACTTTTATACATCGTTAGTCCCTATCTTGCCTAATAATTTCAGCCCACCAAACAAAAAAGCACAAAGTTGCAGTAACACCGCTGAACAGCGTTTGTTGCGCTTCTCCTAGCGCAGCAAAAAATGCAGCAATTCCAAAATTTAAAAACGTCAATACAACAAATATACGTCCTCTAACGCTTTTTGGAATCATTGGTTACTCTCTTTTTCTTCGCTCGACGTGGGCGCTCGGCGGCAGGAGTATGCCACGCTTCTTTCTTAGAAGAAGTCTTCTCTGCTTGTTTTGACTTTACTTCTTCAGAAGACAACGAGGGTACAGGCTTGTCGGGAGCGGTGTGTTCTTTTTCTGCTATAGAGGTGTCTATAAACAATGAAGATACGTCTGAGGTCTTGGGGGGAACCAGATTATTCTCATTGCACCACTTTTTGAGATGGCTCAAGCTAGTAATCTGTTTGTTTTTTAACCATTCGCCTAAATTTATCTGTCGGCGGTGGATCCAGCTTTCAAATGAGCGTTTTCTAATTCCATTTGTCATCATCATTACCTGAACTATAATATCGTTTTCTGGCAGCTTCTTCAGCTAGCATTCTATCTCTTGCATTACAAATAAGTATTTCAACAGTACGAAAAACGTTTTCGGGCATTAGATTCCCATCGAAGCATTCCCACCCAGTGTTCTTAAGCCAAAACAAAGCTTTCCCTAGATCTGGTGGGGCTGCGGACAACATTGCTCTTAGCTCATTTAAAAATTCGTTTAATAGCTCTTCATCCCACTCAAGCGCTTCAAGCAATTCAGTCCTTTCTCTCAAGGACTGAAATTGCTCTATGAATAAACGCAGGCTCACAAATCAATTCCCTCTGACATAATGTCTGCTACGCTTTCCTGGAACCTTGGATCAAGAGCGATCCGCTCAATCTCGTCATTTGGCATTTCGTAAAGCTCGCATACGACAGACGCAACCTTTCGCATTCCGCTTAAGAAATAGTTTCTAGCAGCAGAGTGCTTCATGGAATCGCCATGCTCTGTCATAATTTCAGCAATTTCACGATAGCCCTTGCCACCCCGCTCAGTTACTGTTGCGTAGCCGTGTGTGGCTTTGAATCCCTTTGGCATACTCATTACTTACTCCCTTGTAGCTTCAAAAAATCAGCTTTTGAAATTGGAAAATTCTCAGAATCATGGTCATCTTCAGACAACCCAAATCGAAGACGAATAATCTTTTCTTCTCGAGAAGATAGCTTCTTAAGAGCGCCAACTAGAGCACCCCGAAGAACAATACGATCCAGACTATCGCCCGGATCACGATCGTCCGTGCCTCCAACAAGCTCAGCGAATGTTCGACTCCCCGAATCGTTTTTCCCTACCGGGGCGTCCAGTGATAGTTGAGGTGCTCCTGACTTTCTGATTGCCTTTAGAGTCTGAACCGGAACACCAACTGCCGCGGCGACTTCTTCAGGAGAGGGCTCGCATTTAAACTCTTCGGTATATTCTTCCGTGAATTTGTACGCTCTGTACATTAGCGCTCGAGCAGAAGTTGGCATCTTAATTGCGCCAGACTGGCCAGCAACGTGAGATTGCACGGCTTGACGAATCCACCACACAGCATATGTACTGAACTTGAAACCCCTACGCCAGTCAAAACGATCGACCGCTCTAATCAAGCCAATATTCGATTCTTGAATCAAGTCTTCAAACGAACATCCGCGGTCACGGAATTTCTTTGCAATAGAGATCGCAAGACGAAGATTCGACTGAATCATCTTTTCTCTAGCAGACTGGTCACCCAGTTCAATTGCTTTTGCAAGCTCTACTTCTTCTTCTCTCGTGAGAAGATCATGGCTTCCCACATCCTTAAAGTAATGGTCTAGCATCATATGTTTTATAGCCCCGAGTAAATTAGGTTAGTCACAGATAGAGGTATTTCCCCATCCATCATTAATATTATACACCATATGTACGTTACTTTGCACGATATCTTGTCTTTTTTCTCAAATAATTTTGATGAGCAATTTTCCTATTTTTTCGACACTCCGCTTCTCGAAATAAATAACATATTTCTTCTTCATAGCTCTTATAAAATTCAGGAGGACTATACCGCCTCTTTTGTCTGTATCGCTCCAGTAACATTTCGACTTTAGAGTCGGACATATATTGGATATTTTGCATATCTACTTTCCTAAAGGGCTGACGTGTTTGTCTTCTTTGAGCCATCAATCGTTGTTATCCTCTTCGTTTACCATTGCACAACCAATTGATAACAGGTTAATCGCAACACTGGACGCATTTGTAAGAGCCAAACGAGTAACCTTCACAGGATCCACAATTCCTACCTTCATAAGGTTACACACCTCATTAGATATACCATTGTAGCCAAAAGATGAGGGTTTTTCAAGCATTTTCTCTAAAATTACCTCAGGCACAGCACCACAATTCTTCGCAATTTGTTTAAGCGGCGCCGTTGCAGACTTGTATAAAATTTTCTCGCCTATCCCCGATTCAGGCTCTAAAATATCTGAAGCAATCCTTGCTAAAACTGCTCCACCACCTGGGATAATTCCTTCCTCTATCGCTGCTCTAGTCGCGTAAATGGCATCGTCAACCCTGTCTTTACGTTCACGAATTTCTGCTTCTGTCGCGCCGCCAACTCGTAAAATTCCGATACCGCTACTCATCCTCCGAATTCGACGATCGAGAACTGCGTATATTTCATTGCTTTCTTGCTGGCTTTCTTTTGCAGCCACAATATCGTCAATTCTTTCAGAGCGAGTTGTCTCATCACCTGCTGCTCCGATAAAAATGCTTCGAAACCTATACGCCAACAACCTATCACACCGACCCATGTCCCCTAAACCATAGTTCGTCCAAGTCGATGGTTCGTCTGTTAACATCTCGCAGCCAAATAAAACCGCTAAATCTCTCAATGCCTCTATCCTTGCATCTCCAAATTCAGGAGCAGCAAGAACGCATGTCTTGATTAAGTTTTTTGAATGATTTAGAATTAATGCTTGAAGCGCTTCGCCAGTTACTTCTGGTGATATTAATACAAGCGGTCTACCTGTTGAAGCCGATTCTTCTAAAAAATGCATAATATGACTCAACAGGTGGACTTTTTGTGTTGTAATTAAAATTGCAGGATTCTCAAGTTCACAACACATTCTCGCTGGTCGGTTTATAAAGTATGGTGACACATAACCACGATCAATTTCACACCCATCAACAACCTCCAAAGACGACTCAAAGCCTTTTGCTTCATCGACTGTCACGCTACCTGTTTCACCGACAGCTTTCAACGCGTCTACGATCAATTCAGCAAGGTCCTCTTCTCCATTAACAGATATATTTGCGACTCTTAACAGATCTTTATCAGACTTTACGGGACTTGACTTGCTTTGGAGCTTCTCGATAAGCGTTAACGTCGCAGACCTGATACCGCTTCTAATATCGTTTAATTCATGACCAGCATTAAGGGCCTTTAGCCCTTCGTGGAAGATTGCAGATGCCAAAATAGTGGCTGTTGTAGTGCCATCTCCTGCCTCTTCAGCAGTTCTTTGAGCTGCTTCTCGTACAAGATGTACACCCATATTGGCAAATCGATCGCGAAGATGAACTGCTCTTGCTACGGTGACCCCATCCTTTGTTAAAATAGGAGACATACCGTCTCTTTCAATTAGGACGTTTTTTCCGCTTGGGCCCATTGTAACCTCGACAGCAGAGTTGAGGGTATCAACTCCCACTTTTACTTTTTCGCGGGCGTCATCGGAAAAGCTGATTAATTTTGGAGACTCATCAATCATCCTTTGAGCAGCCTCTTACCGCCGCGGCCCTCACGGACTGGGCCTCCATACTCAATAATTCTTTTTGAATTTGTCACAACATCCTTTGCGACATAAAGATCACCCTCTTTATAGACAATCTCAGTCTCAGATATCAATCCTTTTGCGCGCATTTCTACCAAAATCTCAGGAGGTAATGTACCTTGTTCCATCTTTCAAGTCCTCAAATGGCTTAGAATATTTTTGCCATGCATTTTGACTAATCATACTCTTGAATCCAAGTGTAGTAAAGGTTTCCAGCACACTAGAAAATTCTTGTTCGCTATAAGAAATTTGTAGCGTTGATATATCCTCAAGCGCAGTCAGCGATATCAACCCTACGTTTCGCAAAAAAACCTCTTCATGCTCTGGACTGCTTTCGAAAAACAACGATCTGGCATTAAGATCGCTAGCCAGAGTAGCTGCGCGCTTGTTCCCAATCCCCCTAATACCGGGAATATTATCAGACCCATCACCTCGAAACGCTTTCCAAATAGCGTAGGGGTAAGCGGGCGCCGGGCGAAAGCTTTTTGAGATGGGATTGTAAAGCTGCGTCAGCGGAGCATCTTGGCACAATTGAATGAAATCTGTATCGCTTGAAACAATAATCTTTTCATGATCGTCAGGAATAGACTCAAGCGCCAAATGCGCTATTACATCATCAGCCTCTGCTTCAGGATGTCGTAAAGTCACAAATGGAAATTTCTCCCTAACAATTCTTATAATTTCTTTTCTTTGATGACTAAAGCCATCTTTATCATGGTAAGTGCGGTTTGCCTTATACTCGGGAAGAACCTCTAACCTTTTTTTCGGTCTTCCATCAAGCACAAAATACACGTAATCAGGTGAAAACTTTTCAACGATCGGTTTCAGACTCCGAAAGAATGTATGGACAATAACATTCTCGTAATTACGCTGATAGCAAGAATGACGCGCTCGAAAGATCAAGTTGTTCGCATCTAAAATCAAGTGTTTCATATCAAGGCATCCTAATTCTTGCGATCTTGCCATCTTCTAAAACAACTTGAGCTTCCTCTCCTGCTGTCTCGCTCATTGGGATTGCCTCTTGCGCCGGACCGAATTCCTCAGCAGCTTTCTCAGCTGTCAGGATCAATCGATCTATGGCTGCTGTCGCCAAGGTCAGCATGTGCTCTCGAACATCTACAGTTGTGGAAAAAAGCTTAGTTTTAGATGGGTCAATCTCTGCACGCTCAATGCCCTGCTTGGTTCTAACGCTTAAAATATACCCAACCTGTTCACCATCGATGCGTGTTCGAACAATCTTTTCAGCAATCAAAGCTGGAATAACTGTCTCTGTTTTGTTTGCTATAAAATAAACAACTTGACCAACCGAAAAATCTGATTCATTTTCTAATGTCATCAATAGGCTCCAGTGAAATTGCTATTTGCGGACCCTTTGTTTTCCACAGCTCTAATTTTTGCTTAGCATGAGAACGTTGCGCTGGTGTAACGGCTTCCTCTAGCGCCTTAGTATATTGCGCGATGAATTTTTTGCTCCTATCAGAAAAACCGCCAATCAACGGAATGCACTTTTGAAATGCCGATGATTTATGCATTCGGGATTTCCCTCTTGAGCCAGGGCTAGCCACCTTAAAATCATCATATCCTAAATCACTAAAAAGGAAAACGCCTACATTCTCATATGAGCGATCGAACATAAGATATAGAAAATCTAACGTTCTACCGTCAGACAGTGACGTACGATCTGCCTGGAGGGACCATGCGCCGGACTTTCCTTGGCAGACAACCTTACACTCAAGCTCTTTATCACCCAATGCAGTAATGACGATATCAGGTTCACCAGTCCTACCATCGTTACGACATGAGCCTACGGCTTGCCGGATAGCATCAGCAAAAAAATGCTCTTGAGCGGGAGACAGAAGGATATTTTGTCTACCAACATCACCACCGAGATCTATTCCATGTTTTGCGTATGTTCGAGTCATATCATCTGCAAATCCCATGATATTGTTAACAGCATCAATCGCTGCCTCACGGGAAAGATAAGAGTGTGACATCAAAAACCTCCGGTATTATTTGATATAGCTATATTTTACCATAAAACCGCAAATTTTACACATCAATCACTAGTTTCACTACCCAGCTTACTTCTAATATTTTCAGTAATTTTCGTGCCAGCTGGCATCGCCGTCGAAAGAGACTCTAGCCCTAGAGCTTGCCTTACTTCATCATATAAGGCTGTACTCAATTGATCACGTAAAATATTCATATCAGCATATTGATGCAAATCTAATTCCACGATCGGCATTTCTTCGCCATCAAGACCAGGCTCTGTCTCACCAGTGTTTCTAGATTCAAAAATGAAAAGAACCTTCGGCATTTCAGCTCCAATTGGAACTTCTACAAAAGGAATATGAGATGTCAGTCCATCTTCAACTTCTTCATAACAAATTTCTGGTATCCATCTCTCATCATTCATAACATCATCTCCCAGACATGTACGATTTCATTATAATCATAAACCGCGAAATGAAAACTGGAAAGTAGAACTAAAGGCTTGCAAGCTCTTTAGAGAAATTCATTATTACATCAGAATATTTTTCGCCTAATGGACCAGCTTCTTTGAATTCCTGTACTTCGCTTGGCTTCATGTCTTCTGCGACATAGTCCATCACACCTTGAAGCAATTCTTGACGAGCTTTCGCGGTTGCTCCCTGAAACATACTTGCAAGTATACCCTTCTCTAGAAGCGGTGCAAAATCCTCCGGTCCAGCATCTTTCGGAAGACTCTTCCCATCAGGTAACTTTCGAAGATCATCCATCATTGTCTTTCCGTCAGGGCCAGCTAACTCTTCTTTCTTCTTTGTGACAACCTTCTCGACTTCCTGAAGTTGGGAGGTGAGATCTACATCCATTGTTTTTAGTTTTTGAGCGACCGGTGCTATTTCTTCCAGACTTTTTGCAGATGTTAATTCCGAAAGGGCAGCCATTTGATCCTGAACCATCCCTTTTACTTCCTCGATTTCAGCCATCTTCATCTTTACGATATTCTCAGCATCCTTCCGCAATTGCTTACCCCAAGCCGAAGCCTTAAGAGCTTTAGTAATTCTTTCTATCACTTCTTCTTCAGATAATTCAGCTGGAGGCTCTTCCTCTTCTTCCTTCTTTTCCTTCTTTCCTTCTTCTTCTGCTTCTAACAAGGGCGTGACCGATTGATATCCCTCGCCAAAAAATAGCACCTTGAGGTCTCCCAACAGGCCACGAGCGGGTCCTGCCTCTGCGCCCCTCTTGGTGTCAACATCTCGAAAAACTGCGTCTAGCTCTGGACTGATCCAATCCATCCTCATCTTTATATAGTCATAAACCGGCTCATTCAGGTCATTGGCTTGAGATAGCATTTGAGCACCCAAAAATGCACCAGGGTTGAACATAAAAGCCATCAACTTTGCATCGCTAGATGCCAACGTTTCATCAATCTCTTTCATCGTTTCAGCATATTCTTGCCGGTATTTGTCACGATCTATTTTATACTTTGCCCGGAGCTTCTCACGATTTTTTTCACTGAAAGAAAATGCATGAGACAGAGAAATAAGAGTGGCGGATGACACATCCTTGAAAGCTGTTTTGGCAACCTTCATCACGTTAACAAATGGACCAATGAAAGTTTTATAGACTTCATCAGGTGATGCAAAGTCTCCGAACTCATTCTCAAGCAATAGCTCTTGAGAAGACTCTGCAAGAATTTTCCTAATTTGTTGCCTGATAAACTGCTCATTGGCTCGCTGCGCTCTATTCATCTTCAACTCCAAGCTTTGTGCCAAGTGCACGGAAGTAATTATCAATCAACCAATGCTCAAAATCATTTAGGTGCTGTCTTTTTGTTTTTGGGTCTCTAGTGGAGAAATTTCTCCTAGCATCAGAGGGAAGACTGACTAGTAAAAGTTTTTTCAATTCCATCCACTCGTTTATCTCGCAAACGCTCCCGAGACCAATGGCTTCTTCAAGGATCTCGCTATGTGTCATTACGACCGCCACGGAAGGGGAAGAGGGAGTGTACTCTTTTGAGCCTCTCCCTCCAGGACTATTTCTTCCTTTCTGCTCAGAAAAGAACCGCTTAATCGAAATGCTAGGCCGTCTATTTTCACATTTATCCCGGGAAAATGGTCAAGCAAAGCTTCTGATTCTTCTAAAGATTCATATAGTAAACTTGTAGAATTCGCGAGAAACAGACGATCAGCAAACTTCCTTAAACTAGCCACAAGGAAATTCTGCGATTGCTCGCTTAATTCACGCACTGATAATCGTGTCCCGCCTTCAGCTGCTGAAATTGCAGCAACATCAGCCCTTAAGTCAGTATATACTCCAGTACCACTAATGTTTCGAAGATGCAAAACAGGATCAAAAATAAACTGTGAACTGTCACTTCGCTTGATGTCTTCTCTCATTCTTGCGAACATGCGATCTATCAATGGACTAGAAGTCTTATTACCCTTAATATCGATCCGAACTGCTTCTCTTACGATTACCCTCTGGGAATTTTCCCAACCAGCGATACATATTGCAGGGTCAAGTATTTCAAACAAGCACCACGTCGCAGACCCGGGACGAAAGGGCCATACATCTATAATGTTATCTTCAATTTCTTGAAGCGCTTCAGCCACTGCGTCTGAAACGGCGGAGCCTTTCATTCGATCAATGATGTCCTGCTTGTAAACTCCACGAAAGTCTGACTTGTGTCGAGCATACCTCACTTTGGCATTCTCATCCAGCTTAGCATACACCTTCACGCACTCAAAAATTGGTCGGACTGCGGGCGTCTGATGAGTCAGTACATCTGCTATCTCAAGTATATCGTCGAGGCTTAAGTCGTCAACAGACCACAAGAAAGGATTGACGTGGAACAACATCTCTATAGCTCGTCTGCTGTGTCAAGCCTGCCTTGGAGTTTTTCTTGTTTTTGTTGCTCAGCAAACTTATTTGCCTTTCTTCTTTTTTGGCGCATAAACTTTAGCGTTCCGTTTAAGCTTGCTCTATCAGCAGTCCCTCTTGTCAAATCATCTCGCTGTTGAACGAGGTCTTCAATTCTAATATCTAGATCTTGCACGCAGCGTGAGGAACCGAACGGAACAACACGACCCCCAACACAGCGGTGATCATCGCCGTACGATGCATTCTCAAAAACGCTCATTAGTTCAAGCTGCTTATTCGCTCTCTCTCCAACGACTATCGGCGCTGCTCTGTCAACTGGAATTCCAGAAGGCGTTGCAGCTTTCTTTCTCGATGATGTACGTTGACGAGACTGCGTTGTTCTTGCAACATCTGAGCCGGCCTTAGGTTCAATATCAATATCAACATCCAAATTCTCTGGACGAGGGGCTGCTGCGCCAGATGTACCACCCGTCATTATCGCTGCCAATGAAGCGAGATAGGTGAAGAGAGCTTGTTGCTCACCCTGTCCAAGCTCTCCAAAATATGTTTCAAGCTCTTTTGCGATTACCTTATCTTTAAGGCTCTTGCCGGCCCTGAGGTTGTTTAGCTGGCGCTCAATGTCACCAATGCTGAGCTGCGTAGGGATATACGCTGGAGCGGTTACTTTAAATTTTTCGCCCTGACCACCCTCTGAGTCTTCGCCTCCTTCTTCGCCCTCTTCAGGAACAGGCTTTGGGTCCATATCTACATCTTCAGCGTCGGGCTTAGCTTCTTTTTCTTCCCCCTCTTCTTCTTCATCTTCCTGCTCATCTGTTATTTTTTCTTCATCAGAGCCTTCAGGAGCGCGTAACTTTAATTTATCAATTTGTTTTGATAATTTATCTTGCAGCTTTTCTTCTTCGCTCGCAGCGACCTGCTCTAATAGCAATAGCTTTGCTATTTTTGCACCAACGGCCTCGGGATCAAAACGCTTCATTTTTTATTTACCGGCTTCCACACAACAGTATTCTGCCAACGCTCTTGAAAACGACGAATTCGCTCCCTTCTTTTCTCTTGGTACTGCTGCTCTTGCTCAAGTATCGTCTTTGAGTCTTTCTTTCGTTGACGACGATCTTCTAGATCTTTAATAAACTTATCAAAATATGACATTTTCAGTTCCCATGGTAAAAGTTAATAACGCCGATCTATCTTCTTGAATGGTCAGATCCCATTTTTTAAAGCACTCACTAGATGCCTGTAGGCTGTAATCACCCGTTACGCGGATCGTGATCTTTGAATCGCTCACCGCGCATGATTGTAAAGCCCCTAACATTTCTTTGCAATCACTCCTCGTAATAAATCCTATCGTTAAATATGCACCTGACACGATTGATTGCAACGCACCATTTACTACCGCCGTTGTTCCATCATCACCGACAGTAATTGTTAATCTACTGTGATCTGCAGCTTCTATATTACCCAGGTCTTTGTCGGTAAAAAGAGCATCTTTTAACTCTTCCGAAAGGATAATATGGTCAGTATCTACAAGTTCTTCATAATCCATTGTTACTTTCATGTCAGCCATTAAAACAGCTCCTTCATAAACCCAACGTCTCCAAAGACATCATCACAATACTCTGCGTATTCCTGGTCTAACTCGGTAACTCGATTTAAATCGTGAGTTTGAACCTCGATTTTAACATCATTTCCCTCAACCAATATCTTCCCATAATGGTCTGTTTCTTTTTCTTTTTCCATAATCTCTGAAACGAACCAATTTCTGGTCGATAAATCTGGAAAATGAAATGTCCGGACAAGCCTTTCTGGCCCCTCTTCAACAACCCATGAAACCTCAGTTGCCTGCACTGGAAGGCTTGTTGTTTCGCACACTAGATCGGGGGGCATAATATCTTTGAGCGGGTTCCTTTGCGGAACAGATTCACCCAAATATTCTCTCATTAATTTATCCAATTTCATAAAAATGCCCATCCAAGATCATGAATCTTCAGCTCGAAAATCTGCTGCGTCTGCCCACGCATCAGACAAAATCTTTAATTGACGAGAATTTGATTTTCCATCCCATGCGCTTATCGCTCTTTCAGCCAGTCCAGGAGAGAGAACCCCCAAATTTTCCTGCTGTGTGGTAAGCTTCCTCACCAGTCCTGAAGCTTTTTTCACTTCTGCATCTCTCTCCTCCATGGACATATCAGGATTTTTTCGTTGCAGCTTCAATCCAATCTTACGAGGTGACACTGGGGAATTCCCGACAGCCTGGTTGAAGACCATTTCATGGACAAGCGGATCCAGCCCAGAAGCTGAAATCTCTTTTCGAATCTCTTTTCCCATATCTCTTAGTAGCGATTGATGCGCTGGTAAAATAAACCCAGCATCCATAAACGCCCGAAACGCATCAAGTTTATCCCACATAGGATTATCAATACCAACTTCACTAACGTCTTCTTGTTCAAAAAGACCAAGATCTAAGCTACCTTCTACAAAAGCTTTTCGTGCTATAGGACGAATTTCATCCACATCTCCAGGAAAGTGTTTTGCCAATGTCTCCATCTTTTTTAAGATTCTATTAACGGTTTGTTTCGCTCCAGAAGCCCCGGAAACGCCTGGAATTTCTTGAGCAAGATCCTCGAATGACATACCACCACCAGACTCAATTGTGTCTAAGTCATCTTCGGTGGGTTCTACCTCTGAATACGACCCTTCCTCTCCGAGATCATCATCATCATGATCATGCCTTCCCAGTCGAAATTGAGACCAGTCCCCCTCTGCGATTAGATGGCGCCAAAGCGCGGTTTGGACAAGCTTACGTACCTCATTAACCTCAGAATCCTCTTCAGCTTCTTCCGCCATGGCTTCTTCTTCACCCACGACCTCAACACCAGCGCTTTCATTATCAACAACATATTTCTCAAATTTGTCATACGTCAGCTCCGCTACTTCGTCAGGTAAACGCTGAGCCAACACTGCGACTGCTTTTGCTAGCTCCTTACTGCTTACAGGCTTATATTCGGGGTCGTCAACTGGGGGTTCATCCACTGATAGCTGTGTGGCCATCTGGGGGTTAACAGTGATCGGAGGCTCATAGGGATCTGCGGTCTCTGGTTCTTCAAACTGAGTGCCTGCCCTCTGATTATCTTGATCGCTGTAAAGGCTATATGTGTCTTCAAACAAAAGTTTTCTGGCTTGTGTTCTAAAATTTTCGAAATTTCGTTTCATGGCCTACCTCACCAATAAGTATCACCAAGAATAGCGGTTTTCACGGAGATATTGCTGCTTGGTTCATTGCAACACCAGCGCCGATTGTCAAACCCACACCAGTTAATATTCCAATGAGTAAAGTAACCTCTGGTGATATTTTTGGCTTTGTCAATCTATTCTCTAAATATTCACTATAATCAGTATGGAAAGCTAATCTTTCATCATATAATTGTGTTCTAATATCCAGCGCTGACTGGCAATTATCTAATAATAGCTGCGTTTGATTCACTGCTGTTGCCACCTCATATTCTATCTGCGCTTGACAGGTCGCTTCTTGTACCTCAAGATTCGCTAAAAGCCGTGCGGCGTCCTCGGTGGTAAACAATACTCCATCATGAGGAGCGGGATCGCCCGCTTTTATTGGAAGGGGATCGTCAGCGTATGCGATTGTTGGGAATATGATAAGCCATGCGCAGATATATGCGCAAAGCAAATTTGTAAAAACTCTCATACCGAAATAGTAGAGTGATTAAGTCTACAGTAAACCTGCTAACTTGCGCCAGCGCTCTAGAAGTACATTATCAGATGGGCTCAAAGATTCATTGTGCTCCATCCCCTTCTGTTGACGTCCTAATGCATTCCCCAAAGTTGTTAAAACAGGGAGAATTTGTGCAGCTGGAGCCATAACCTTGTGACCCTTGATCTCAGCTCCCGGATCTACAATCATTGTTCCTGCCCAGCGGTGGTGACCATCTAAAATCTCATTGCCGCCAGTAATATAAGCTCCGAGTTCCTGACCACCGAACCCGCCACCGATTGCAAATGCGAGTGATTTTCCAAGAAGAACGTTTGATTGTGTCGGGATCATTGCGGCCACCTTAATCGGTTCATTCTCCTGCACTGCGATCATATCATCCCCACCGTCGTCGTCATATGACTGAAGCCCTTTTGTCAAAAAGCTAAGAGCCAAATCTTTGATCGCGTTGAGGTCGACAGCATCTTTTTCACCTTTCACAGGCGCGCCTGGCATACCGCCCTTATGACCTTGGGGAAATTTGTCTTCTAACAAACTCGCCGCTAACGAATATTTTGATTCTTTTTTAGCTCCGCCTAACTCTGCTTCATCGCCATGTTCCTTATGCCATTTTTCAACATCTGCTGTATCATCAGCAGAAGGGTCGTCCATATCGATATTGATCTGTCCGCCGGGGCTTAGTGCATCCTTAACGTGGACAACATCCATAGGCTCGAGGGCAGGCATATCGGATTTTGGCTTGCCACTAGAGGGAAGCTTGCCTTGAATATTGATAATGTTCTGTTGTAAAAAGTCAGGGCCTTTCGTCTTCACCCAATTTGCAATCGCAGCAGCGCCTTCTGGTGTGTCGGCCTTTGGAATCCCTGGGGTAAATTGTGGATTATGATACTCTCCAATGGCGGCAAAGATGGGCATTTTTACATCACCGCTAGCGAGCTGTGCGACTATTTCTGTCGCATCGACTCCCTTGATATTATCTCCGCCCTTCATCGCAGTACCCGCAGGTTTTTGATAGGCCTCAGGAACACCCTCAACGTTGACCGGACCGTCAGACTCCCCTGCTTCATTTAGAATGCCCCGAATTTCTTGCAAAATAACTGACCGTAATTTACGAGAAGAGAGCTTTTTCGCCCTACGCTTGGGGGTTGAATACCCGTATAATTCAGCTAACGTTCGCTTTGCCATCTTGTTTCTCCGAAAAACCTACACTTAAATATGGTGTGTTATAACAAACTTCCTATTCTAAAAACCGACGCAGACCCGCGGCGATTTCTTCTTCTGGGGTATCTGATTCAAGCAACTCCAATACTCGATTACGTTTTTGCTCATCTAAATCGTCTACCCACTTTTGAAGAGCTTCCCTCGCTTCATCTTCAACATCGAAATATTTTTCTATATTATTTTTAATTGCTTCGGTTTCTGCATCTCGCGCCTCAGCGATCGCTTCTTCTTCTTTTCGTAGTAGATCATTTTTTGCATCTAAAATCTTTCTAGCTTCTTTATTACCACCAGATATAGCAAAAACAGCAAATAAAGCTCCAAAAAAGCCCACCAAAATCTGCCAATACTTTTTGCACCAACCGCAAACTGCATTTTTTATTTTTGCCCAAACCATCATGCCACCTATCTGTTAGGACCGTGCTTCCACGCTAGAGCCGCATCAATTACTGCTTGGCTGCCGATATAGATCATTGCGATCATTCCCCAAGTGTCACTCTCCAAATCAGACCACGCTAGCAAAGCTGTCGCTGTTACGAAAACCAAAAATTTACGTGATATTATTTTAGAAGTAACCCTGTCTAAAATTCCAACTCGCTCTACCAACACCGAAACCTCAGCGGGTAACTCTTCTTTACTCATCTTAAACTCCCCCTAATTTGGTAAATCATCATCATTACTGGGCGTCGTTTGTAGAGGAAATGAGGATGTAGTATCAACTTCAAAAACCCCCACAATATTTTCAACAACTTCGCCAATATTCGAAATATCTCTTCCTATGCTGTCTTGTGTCCGCGACATGGCTAGTAGCGCACTTTGTAAATTATGCAGTGTCATTTTCACCAGAGTAAGAGTTTTTTCTAGCTCATAGACTTTTTGCTCTAAAACCCTTACTCGCTCTCGTTCTTTTTTCCGTGACCTAAAAAACCACCCCATTATTCGTCTCCCCGTAATTGGTCATGTTTCTCAATCGCATCGAATAAGCTGTCTGCGTCTGTTCCCACAACCTTTCTCAATTCAGAGTCATATTTTTCTTCAGCAATCTTATCAACAATCCTCACTAACGTTGGATTACCATTTGCTAAACGTGAAATAAGACCCTCAACAATTTCTTGCATCGAGAGCTTTTTACGAAAAGCCAAGACACGAAACTCTGCGTGGGTTTCGGTAAGCAAGTTAAAGTGGACCGATTTCTTGCGAATAAAATCACTCATACAGCTCCACCACCACCTCCACCGGCAGTAGCGCCAACGGCAATTGGTATTTCTGTTGAGAGGTCTTCTCTTTTAGCGCGCTCCTCTTCGTTTGTTTCGATACCATGACGCACTTTTAGCAAGTCAGTAAACTCATCAGCAATTTCCTCGCCATACTTGTCTAACAAAAAGCTTCTAGCTTTCGCCTGGAGCAGCTCTTCAATATCAAAAAAGGCGTCGAAGTTCTTAACAAGCCGAGCTGTCTCACTCGCAAATTTATCTATATCAATAGGAGGAGCTTCGGGGTCATCTTCTTGCTCTCGTAGAAGAATTCTAGACAGCGAATATCCTTCTTCCTGTATCGCGGCGCTCTTAAGCGAATCAGATTCTATATCAATAAAGATTGCCTGTAATTGGTCATCCAGCGATTTCCCAAACCTAACTTCGTCTTCTTCTTCTACCTCAACCTCTGGCTCTTCCTCTTCACCTTCAGCTTCTTCACCCTCTTCACCTTCAGCAGTCTCATCACCGGCTTCTTCGTCACCAGCTTCTTCGTCACCGCCTTCATCTCCACCCTCATCGTCCGTCGCAAACGGGTCTTCTTCGTCTTGCTCTCGTAAAAGATGAGCATACGCTCGATTAAAAAATTCTCGTATATCTTTTTCTTTCATTGCTTCGTCTCCGAAGGTTTGTTAAACAACCTTGCAAGCTTATCGGCACGGCTAACACGGTCTTCTATAACATCCCAGTTTAGTTCCTTCATCATAGCAAATACGTACTTCTGCTTATCACTGAGATAATCCCTGAAATATGCATGCTCCCACATATCAAGAACGATCACTGGATAGCAATTTAGTGGAATATTGATATTATGTAGATCAACAACGACGTTCATGAAACGATCTAAAAAGCAATTATAAACAGTCATTGCCCAACCGTTCCTCGCTGACAAGGCACATGCAACAAAGTCACGTTGCCAGTCATCAAATGTCCCAAAATCCCTGGCTAGTCGCATATAAGCTAGCGAATCCATTGTTATCTTTGAGTTGGGGTCAGCAATATTATCGAAATAATAAGCATGAAGAAATGATGCATTTAAATTATACGATTCCTCAATTTTCAAAGATCGAAAAGCAGAATCATTTGCATTCGCTTCTGTTCTATCAACAGAATCTAATTTAGCAGAAATATTATTTGCAGTCTCAACATAGCCTTGTAACAATTTCTGATGTGTATCGATTGTTTTCCTGCTCAATAAATCTGTCTTAAGATCGTATTTCTTTGCTTGAAGCACATAGGCTTCGTCTAGTCGCTCTTTTACTTCATTTAACCCAAGCGTGTCTCGAATAACTTTCTTAATCTCTTTATCGTCAAATGACATTTTACTTTACCTCGTATTCTTCTTCAAAGTCTTTTTCATCGACCACGAAATATTCTTCATCTTCGGCTTCTTCCTCCGGTACTTCCACCGGTGCGACACCTGGAACCACAACTTCAACACCATTACCCTGAATCGTTAAATCATCTTCAGCCAATACTCCATCCTGGGGTCCGCCTAAAACTTCTTCACCCTCTGGAGGGGGTTCAAACCTTGGCTCATCGGGTTCTCGTAAAACAATCTTAACGCTGCCGGGTACATCACCCTCGACTCGATCGACTGTATATTCATAACCAGACTTCTTATGACGTACTTTCAAATCAGGTTTGATGATAATATTTCCTTGAGCATCAAAAATTTCTGCTTCTCGTAAGGTCTCTGATAATCTTTGATTATATTCAAATTTCAGCACCTCTAAAATATATCTCGAATCAACACTACTCATTGTCTTCTCCAACACCCGCTAATTGGCCCCACCTCGTGGACTCAAATAAAATTTTATCACTGCGATGCGAAGCATCAAGATAACGATAAACCGCTCTGTGGACTGTGCCAACAGTAAATCGTCCAACTGATTCTTCTTTCTTCTGCATCATTGTCGATGCCAATTTAGGAATCATGGCCTGCAGGGCGTCCATATTTTTCTTAGAGAATCTTCTTCCCATAGCTTCTTCATGCTCCTTGCGCCAAGCGCCGACGGCATTCCCAACTTCCTTCTCTACAGCTTTGGACAGCCCATCAAGCGTGTCATTAATTCCGGTCTTTAGTGCGTCATATCGACCGTTTGCCTTTATTGTTTTTTGAGACTCAGCGGCTAACCCATCATACCAAGCGTCGAGGGCATTAGAAACAGCCACCCCGGGAGCCTCTGGCTCCTTAGCTGCTGTTTCTATCTCATCAGATGGGTCGGCGTCCCCCTCACCAGCATCAGTTACGCCATCGGCTCCCCCTGCCGCTGATTGCGCTGCCGATGTAGCCTGTGTCGTTTCTTCACCGGCGACTTCGGTGGCACTTTCGAGGCTTGTTTGCACATCAGAAAGATCGACGCCCATGAACACATCATAGGGAGTCTGCTTAATGGCGTCAGCGATTAGGCTAGCGTCTACAACTCGTCCACTTTTATCGCTCTTAAATAAGCCGCCGATGAACGCCATCGCCTTCTTAAAGAAGCCACCCTCACTTTCTTGTTCTGCTGCTTTCGAGCCAGCGGCCCAAATCTTATCAAACCACCCAGGAATTTGATATGCTTGCTGAATCCCTGCATCTAATTTATCGAGCGCCGGGAACTCTCCGCCTTCTTGGCCGGCCAACTCGCCGATGGTCTGAGCACCATTTTCACCCACTGCGTCTTTAAAATTTGCCAAATCTTTCTGCACGGCGCCAACCGCAGCGATCAAAGCGGCAATATCACCAGCAACTGTTTGCAATTTTTTTGTATAATCCGCTGTCATCTTTCCAAGCTTGTCTGCGTCGCCACCCTGTATCAGAGTAACGATCTCCGCAGCATCAGGCATGTCTGTCATGAATGTATCAAATTCACCGAATGGCTTGGACCAGACCTCTGCCGCATCTGCAAATTTGTCTGTTGCTGCAGCGACCAAAGCCTTTATTTCTTTTACTGCTGCGTCTAGTTTGTTGGCATCTTCACTACTGAATTCCTCAACTAGAAGCATTCCACGGACTTGGCCCTCTTGCAACGCAAGATAAGTTAGCTCGCTAGAATATGCTCGAAAAACTGCACAAACAGAAATTTCAGCAAGATTTTCTACTAGACCTCTACGCATAAGAACAACTCCGGCAAACAAAGCACTAGACTAAATATATACGCGCGGCTAGTATTTCTTATAGGAATAGCGCCTTACTTTTACTCCAGCGGCCCTCAATAGATCCAGCCCAGAAATATCACGATACTGCTCGTTATAAATGACTTCGCTAATCCCACCATTTACCATCGCTTTTGCGCACATTCGACACGGACTTAGTGTAACGTACATTATCTTTTCCGCAAGAATATTGTAATCACATTTAAGCAGCGCGTTAATTTCAGCATGAATCATTCCAGACTCACCCGGAACTTCTGACTCTGCCTCATTGGGTCCGCCTGTATAATTCCCGTTATACCCAACAGCTAACACTTGTGTATTTTCTTTCGTAACAACAACAGCACCAACCTGATGTCGCGGATCATAGGAACGACGAGCTATTGAATGAGCAAACCCCATCCAGATTTCATCCCATGGCGGTCTACCATCCGAGCTCATTCAAGTACCCTTTAAGACTGTCACAGCTTTCGACTTCATCTCCCCAAACTGACCATCCAGGTAACTGGTGGCGAGCAAACAGTTCAACCTTCGTCTGGTCTGGAAACATCTGCTCAATGCGAGCCCTAACTTCATCCGGCTTTTTGCTATGCTCTTCACGGAGGTGCTCTAGATATTGTCGCACGTTTCTGGCACCTCGAGGTCGAGGAATCTTGCCATTTTTTCCAACAAGGCAAAGCTCGCACTGCGACATGGTATAAAACCCAGGATTAACCCGCATCTTGTTCCACACAAAGGCGACTGTAGAATATTTCAGCCCCCAGCTCTTAAGCAGCTCAATGCCCTGATCGAGGTGTGGGTTTGTTACCCACATAAAGACAAGCGAGTCTTCGTTAAGAAGCTCCTGCATTGGAAACTGCTTAAGCTGTTTTAGTTTGAGCGTACCATAATGCTTGCGAGCCCCACCTGTATCACCCATTCCAGGTTTACTATGTTGTAGCTGGCCTTTGTAGTCCCATGGCGGATCTAAATAAACAATATCAAACTTTGGCGTTCTATCAAGTGTCAAAGAGTTCTTCAATGTGAGTCTCCTTAGGAAGCGTAAATCCTGCTGCTTTTTTGTGACCACCGCCACCAAACTTTTTCGAAATTTCAGATACGTCAACAGAATCGTGAAATGCACGTAAGCTGACCTTCGTAACCTTATCTTCATGATCCCAGTACCAAATCAATGCAAAATCACAATCTGGTGAAAGTCTTGCTCCGATTTCTGACATCCAGTGAGAAGCGTTCACAACAAGAACATCCTTCCCTTCAAACTTTCTTGGCTCAGCTTTCTCGCAAACCTTCTTTACAACTGTCTTAGAATAAGCAAGTATATACGAACCGCGTTTAACAGCGTCATCAAACACCGAATCATCTTCAAACTTTTCAAATTCCTCAAACTCAAAGGGGACCATATCAAACGCTGCTGCGAACTCCCTTGAGTATGGGAGCTCCCACTTCCAAAGATCACGATCTTGAATATATTGAATAAACTTGGGAGCATCTTTTCCAGGATGAAAAAATTCCCAAGCCAGCATTGCACCCGACTTAGTCATGTCAAAATGTGTATTTGTTATATCATGTAATTCTACCATTGCAGATTTATGGTGGTCAATCACGATGAGGTTTTTTGCAGACTTTATCATCTTTTTTGTAACTGCATTCGTAAACGAGAAGTCTAAAATAACAACGTTCTTTCCCTTTACTTTTGGGGGGGGATTACCGTGCTTACACGGATAAAACTCGGCACGTTTTCCCAACAGCTTCCATGCTGAATACGCAGCCCCGTAACCGTCAGTGCAATCAGCGTGGTAAATCACTACATCTACTGAATTTGGGTCGATCGAGCTCATTTTCTTCTCCTTAGAATTAGGACTTAGTCCTTTGGATAAATAAACTGAAACTCGTCAATTGTGTCGATTGCTCTTCCATATTCGTCCTCAAGCCGGACACTGTTCTCACTACTTCCATCCGAAATTTCATATACTACAGAATCTTTATTTGCACACACCCGATAAGGGCACCCTGCTTGGACATTCAGCATACCACCTGGACCTAAAACTTCTTTTGACGATGGATACTGAATTGGGTCTTCAAAATGTCGCTCGCAAGCAAAAATAACAGTCACTTCCCCAGATGCAACAAACAAAACTTCATTCTTTTGTTTATGAAATTTTAAGCTTGTACATAAACCAGAATAAATTTCAAGCTTTTTTCCAGTAATTGTGGGGACAGCGCTCCAGCGAGTCTCTATACCCCATGGCATTTCTACTGTCACCGATTTGCTGGTCCATGCGTTTCTATTCATCGTCCAATAAGCCCCACCACTTTAACGTGCTTCTGAGCCCAGCCCAAAACTCCTTTCGGGGAATCCATCCGAGCTCCTCATTAATTTTATCTATAGAACCCAAGGTAAATTTTACGTCGCCTGGGCGAGCGGGAGCATGATTGATAACCATCTCAGGAAAATACTCTTTAAGTGTCTTAAGAATTTCATTGTTAGTAACAGCTACGCCTGTTGCAACATTATACATTGCGTAACCTAACGAATCGGGGTGATCAGCGGCTGTCACCATAGCACTTGCAACATCATTTACATACACCATATCACGCCGTTGTTCTCCGTCTCCATCACTTCGAAGGGGCTCATTTTTCTTAAGACGTGTACACCACGCAGCGATTGCAGTTGAATAAGGAGAGTCTCCCACCTGGCCAGGGCCGTACACATTGAAAAACCGAAGTGCAACAAAATCCATACTGTACAATCGGTTGTACAATTCACCAAATTGTTCCACGACAAGCTTCTGTAGTCCGTAAGGTGACTCTGGATTTGTGGGAGAAGATTCTCTTGTTGGAAATTGGTCGGTATTGCCATAGCTGGACGAAGATGATGCAAAAACAAAGCGATCAATTTTTCCGGTAGCTGCTGTCATTAATTCAATTGTTTTTTGAACGTTTGTATGGGTAGTCGATGCGGGATTCTTAACAGAAAACTCCACACGCGGATTGGCAGCCAGATGGAAAATTACATCAAATTCACCTTCAGCAATTTTCATAAGAACATATTCATGAGCAAAATCACCAGTAATAACCAGCGTCTTACTAGCATCGACGGCCTGTGTTTCGTAAGCCACTAAAAGAGCAGGTGGGATACACCTAATATCTATACCGTCTAATACAGAGGGGTCGCCATTTGACAAATCGTCGACACCAGTTACATCCCACCCTTGCTCAACTAACATCTTCGTAAGATGACCGCCGATAAATCCACAGCACCCTGTAACTAACGCTTTACGAGTATACACAAAAATCCTCCGCTTCCATTTCTCTAATTCCTAAAAATATTTTAATCTCTTTTACCTGCTTGTTCAAGTCCATGTCATCTGTCTCTAAAATCAGATAATCACAACTTGTACGCTCAGCAAACTTACGATAATAAATGTCTAACTTTTTCAACATTTCAGGTGGTAATTGGTCAGGATATTGATCATCGACCAGACCAGAGTAGTCTTTCCGCAAACATATGATAAACTTCCCACCTACTTCAGAAAAATTCTCGTCCATCCACAAAATTGCATTCATATCTGTCTCTCGCTCGAATGCTTCTGCGTAGACATACTCACACGGATAAAAACGGTCTAAAATAACTGATACGCCTGTTTGGCGAATAAAGTCCATTAAAAATGGGCCACCATATTTGAGTAGATTAAGAAAATAATCTGGACTATCAAGTTGCGTTTTCCATTCACTGGAATTTTTGAACACAGGAACGTCTGTCTGACGAGACAGTTCTTCAGCAATATTTGACTTTCCTGTCATGTCGGGTCCAATGAATGCTACCTTCATCCGTGGTAATCTCCCAAAATATGCTCAAGAAGATCTACCCTGTATTCTGGTCTGGGATCAATCACTGTTCGAAGAGCCTCTTCCTGCTCGTCTACTAGTGCTTTTCTTTGCTCGGCATTCAACGATGAAAGCCAGTTTACTTTGCTTATTACATCACGAGTTGATTCCACCACAAGTTGACCATTTAGTCCAACAGGAAGAGCGTGCTTAAATTCTATTGGGACTAACGCTGGTACGTTGCTTTTGATCGCTTCAAAAAATCTCCCCGTAATATTACCATACGGCGTATACGCGTCTTTTGTGATATGGGTAACAGTGATAGAAGAATTCAAGACTCCGAAAATATCTTTGTACGCCAAGCGTGGGCCAAAGGCAACATAGGGAGTTCCCTGCAGCAATTCTTTTGGGTCTTTTCGCTCTGGAGACTTTTGTAACCAATTACCGTAAATAGACGTTTGAATTCCTCGATCTCGAAGCGAGCGACTTGAACTTATGTAATACTTCTGAAATTGATCGTCTCTCTCATAATTGTTCCCAACGTACGTGTAATTGTAGGAATACTCGACAGGGTCAAGATAGCGTTTCATATAATTGCACCACGGAATGGTAATACGCTCCCTCGTTTGCTGTCGCGAGTTCACGCACGCATCAGCTAGAACTGCATTCGGCCAGCGGAGCTCTTCTTCAGGGGTCATCTTCAAATCACCGTCATGAATAATGATGGGTATTCCTTTATCATGATAATAGTCAAGAACCTTACACTGGCGTGTATAATCAGACTCGAAAATGTCATCGCCGCTGTTCTTCCAAGTGGGCCAACGCCATTCGACATAAAGAATATCACCATCGGGAAACCCTACGTCATCATATTCAACACCCGGATATCGCTCGATATCCCGCATCTTTTGAAGTTGAATCGGTACGTGGCCACGCTTCATAAGCTCGGTAACAAAGTCCACCCTGTTCCCACGCTCACCATCAGGTGTATTTACAATACTATTTTTTTCAAGCGGAGTAATAAACCCCCAAAAACTATACAAAACTCTCATCTATTCTCCAAATTTGCTATTTTATTATAGCCAAATCTTCATTTATTTTCAAGTTCTCTTTTCGCTTTTACAAGTGCTGAACCGATAACTTGGTGCATATCGTAGTATTTGTACTCTGCTAGCCGGCCCCCGAAAATGACATCCTTTGCCGATTCAGCCATCTCGCAATACTTCTTATACATTGCTATATTCTTCGCATCGCCGATAGGATAATATGGCGTTTTGCTCCTGTCATACTCTGCGGAATACTCTCTTGTGATAATCGTGTTATCCAGTTTTCCAGCCGATTCAGGCAAAAAATGCTTGTGTTCTACAATCCGAGTAAAGGGGACATCTGGTGAAGTATAGTTCACTACAGCGTTTCCTTGAAAGTCACCCATCAGCTCTTCATGCTCGAACCGCAAAGTGCGATACTCAAGCTCACCATGAACAAACCCAAAAAATTCATCAATTTTACCAGTGAACACAGTCTTCTTTGCAGCAGGAATAAAGACGGCTCTGTTTTCAAAATAATCAATACCTGTCTTCACCTCAATTCCTTCCAGCATATTATCAACCATTGCAGTGTAGCCGTCAACAGGAATTCCTTGGTACTTGTCGAAAAAATAATTTTCATCAAATGTAAGACGAATGGGAAGTCTCTTGATAATAGACGAAGGGAGTTCCCGCGGGTCGCGTTGCCATTGCTTCATTGTATAACCACGGATGAACGTTTCGTATACTTCTCGCCCAACCTGGGAAAGGATCCAGTCTTCTAAATTTTCAGGATTCTCACAATGAATCCTCACTTCATTAAGCTTTGCTTTCGCTTCAGCGGGGTCCATAACACCCCATAGTTGATGAAGCGTCATTAGATTAATGGGAAACGAAAAAATGCGATCGCCAAAGCGTACCTTCGGTTTATTGATGTAATTGTTGAATGTCGTAAATCGATTTACGTACTCCCAAATTCGATCATTGTTTGTATGAAAAATATGGGCACCATATACGTGTACGTCAATGCCATTTCGCTTTTCAGAATACACGTTACCACCGATGTGCTTCCGCTTATCAATGACAAGGCACTTTTTGCCCGCGTCAGTCATTTCTCTAGCAAACGTCGCGCCGAATATTCCAGCACCGACAATAAGATAATCATACTGATACGTCATTAACGACTCCTGATATTAAATGAATATCCACTAAAATCTGTGATAGCTTGAATTTCGTTTGCTTCTGCTGGCTCGCCAAGTCTTCTTGCTCTTTGTGCAGCTAAGACCCGAGCCCAGTCAGCCCATATTTGATCAGAATTATTAGCATAAGCAAAATAAGCAGTCCACAGACGAACGGCATCTCGAGGAGTTGTAGCATCAGAAAGTGCTTTCTCAAATGTCATTAGCTTCTTAATCCAGTATGTTAATGCCTGCTGGTTGCACCCAGCAGCGTCAATCGCTGGCATTGGACCATGAATATCAGTTAGCTTGCGCGTTTTAGCTAGACATTTTTCGCTTAAAATCGTCTCGACCATCTCAAAATGACGTTCGTAAATGTGAAGAGAATTGCTCATGTGAGTATAAGATCCAAGCTCGACACCCAATTGTCCAGCTAAAATTTCTTGAAAAAATGTAAAAGCAGGGATGTCATAAGCAATTCCAAAAATCAAATCAGAGCTTCGCATGTTAACAATCATATGCAGCTCATTATCTCGAATAAAAAATTGCAGCGTAAGTGTGCATGGTACATCTAACTTCGCATCAATTCCGTCTGCCGGCATTCTCAAGTGCATTACTGCCCTGCGGGAGTCTGGATCTCTTCTTAGTTCGTTTACGACATATTGCCATTGCGTAAATCTACCATTGGCAATCTTCTCATTAGGGGCAAAAAGCCGAGCACCGTAAGCAGAGTTTGCTGTCACACCATCATCACTAATATCTTTCCAGAAAGCTGAGTACTTCGAGATCCATTCAGTTTTATTATTTGCAGAAAGATACCACAACAATTCGGCAACCATATACGTCACACTAAACTTTCTTCCCGCAACGTAGGGGATGCGGTGACGAGGATTCTCAATCGTAAAAGATACTCCAAGTTTTTCCCTAATTTTCTGACCTCTCGGTGCAGATAAATACGTCGAATTATTATAGACATCATCAATCAATGATAGATAACATTCAGTGAAGTTTTCAAATTTTCCAGCAAACAATTTTTACCCCGTTCATCTTTAAGCGCGATACCCTTTAGTCCTTAATCATAACTGAAGAACTTTGATTTTTCTCATAGAAGTTTGATATCCAAAATCATTTTTCTTCACTTCAGCTACGCACAGACTGTAAAGCGGCAGTTCGGTTTCACCATCCCAGCTCCAGCAAAACATCCGATAGGTCTGACCAGACAATGCAGTTGCTGTAACCAGTAGATAGGGCCGCTTGTTCTTTGTTAGCTTCGGCTTCACATCTGACACGAGGAACCAATACAAGTCATGACCATTAATTTCATCAATGGGAAAAATGTCCATTTTAGCAAGCTTTTCTTGAACCTCGCTTGGGACTAGTGTAGCTGCATTAAATGAACCGAAATGTCGCACGTTATTCTCAACTCGCTCTCGTCGTGTCCAGACACCAGCTCCCTGAGTATCAAGCAACGCCTCGTTAAAGTTTCTACGACCACGTTCTGGATCCTTCTTTGTCCATTTCTTGATTTCAGAATTTTTACCAATCAACACTTCATGCATTTGTTTGTAGCTTTCAAATGTCTTGTTGTCACCAATAAGATCCATAGACTCGAATGCTTGAATATTGATTAACGCCTCCAAAGCACGCTTGTTAAATTTGGAATGCCTCCACTTTCCGATATCATCCCACAACAAGTCGTCAATATGCTTATACGGTCGACTAGTCACAAGTTCGTCGATTGCAGATTCACCAATACCCTTACAAGACAAAAGAGAAGGCATAAATTTCTTACCTTCAAGAATTGTCCAATCCTTGGTCGCGTAATTAATATCAAGGGGCACAACTCGATACCCTAGCGTCTTAACCTCAGCGAAAGCCTTGGCTCGCTTCTTATCATTACCCGACATCGCTTCAAGATAAGCGCATAACCATTCCTCTTCGAAATATGTTAAAAGCCAAGCGCAGTAGTAAGAGTCAATAGCGTAACAAACTGCATGAGACTTATTGAAGCCGTATCCTGCGAAGAAGAGAATCTTTTCGTACAAATCATCTGCAAGCTGACTATCCACTCCATTCTTAACAGAGCCAGCAACAAACTGCTCCTTAATAGATCGAGCCTTAGCAAGACTTTCTGCAGCCTCTGATGCTTTACGCTTCATAATACTGCGACGAACAGTATCTGTTTCTTCCTCTGGGAAACCAGCTACAACAGAACAAAGCTTCATGATCTGCTCTTGAAAGACTATCAAGCCGTATGTTTCTTCTAGTACTTCTTTGATTAGTGGATGCCCATAATCAATCTTCTCAGGATTATTCTTGGCCTTGATATACAATCTATCGACCTTCGCAGTGAGTGGGCCTGGACGATAGATAGAGGTCAGCGTAGCAATATCGATAATGCTCTTGGGCTTGGCTTTCTTAAAGAGGTTTTGCGCACCTCTTCCCGCTAGCTGAAAGATACCGGCCCAACGACCACCTGCATAAACATGCTCATAGACATGCTGGTCATCCATATCAAGAACCTTGGGATCCATATTTGCATTGAACCACTCATAGACCTGCTCGAATGTTGGGTCCTCAATACCCTCTTTTCTTTGAAGAATCAGCTCAATCGTTCTTTGAATGATCCGTAGCGTTTCAAGACCGAGAAGATCGAACTTAATCCAGCCAAATGTTTCAAGATGCTTATAGTTCATGCCTTCAGCCCAGGGGGTCTGGAGCTCACCTCGAGCTTTGATCAGCGGCATTCTTTCAGCTATATCTTCTGCGACAATGCAACCTCCTGCATGACGACCAAGAGCCTTGTTCTGTTTAAACAAAACCTGGATAGGGGCGGCGACCTCTGGATGCGCCTCGATAAACGCTCTAAACTTCTTAGAATGAGCTAGAGCATCTTCGTAAAGTAGAACGAACAGGTTTTTATCAGTCCCCTGCTTAAACACTGCACGCTTCACATCTTCATCTACAGTTGACAGAGCCTTATTTACCTCGTTAAATGGAATTCCATAAAAACGAGAGATATCCTTCACAAGGGACTTAAGCTTGAAAGTATTATAATTCGAGATGGGGATAATATTCTCATCTCCCCACTCATCTTTCATTAGCTGGAGAAGCAAATCTCGGTCACCAACATCGGTATCGATATCTGGGGCACCCTCACGACTTGGGTTTAGAAAACGACCAAACATAAGATCGTATTCGAACGGGTCAACGTCTGTCAACTTAAGAACATAGGCAACTAGACTACCCGCGGCCGAACCGCGTCCTGGTCCGACAAGCATGGCTTTCTTGGCAATCTTAATAATCGCTTCCATTGTTAAGAAATATCGAGAAAAATTCTTATCTTTGATGATTTTTAGTTCTTGCTTTATTCGCTCGATATATTTTGGATCGTTTGCCAACCCTCGCTCAACAAGACCCTTCTTACATGCCTCAAGCAAAGCCTTATCATCTGTCATACCTTCAGGTACAACATAAGAAGGAAGCTTCATGGTACGATCGGGAACGATGTCTTGGATAGCCTCGTGAACAAGCGTATGCGGACGCTCGATTGCGTCCTTTACCACTTGGTCATTGTAAAAATCCATTCCGTCTGTTGACTCTAGATACGTATCCCAAACCTGAGGAGCGTTCTTAGGATAAAGCTCGCACTTCAAATCATCTCTTGATTGGGGCAATTTCGATGGATCGAATTCACGATAGTTTAGCCATCCCAGCTTTTTATAAAGCTCACGTTCACGCCAATGCTCTGGTCGGGCATAATGAGAATCTGTTGTAACAACCAGCTTGTCTTGAAGCCCCTGGTTATTTGCAAATTCAATGATCGCCCGATTTACTAGATGCTGAGCTGGAAGTTTGTTAAATTGAAGCTCGAGGTGTACATCATCAATTCCGACAGCATCAACAAGCCCTTGATACGCATTTCCAACTCCCGTCATAACGTTACGGTGAAATGACGGATCGTCAAGCAGCGTATGCTTTAAATCATCAAACTCGACCTGTTGAGCGTGCCTAAAGACCTCGTATGCGATTGGGCCACCAATACATGCTGTTGAGACCATTAGATGGCCTCCCTCAGCAGCTTCCCTTAGCATCCTATAGTCAACACGCGGGAACCTATAGAAGCCCTCTCTGTAACCCCTACTAACGAGGTGGAACAAACGTTGGAGACCCTCGCTGGTCTTGGGCAAAACTACCAAATGATGGCGACGCTTCACTGGATCGTAAAACTTTCCAGACTTCGTTTCCTCTTCATTTTCTACGGTAAGCCCAGCTTCTTCTTTACCGATATCAATAATTTCATCGTCGCGGTCTGTGACGGCGGTGAGCGGAGTCGTAATTGCTTCCCGCTGTTCTCGTAATGAGAACAACGCTTCTTTATCACCCTTCTTTGCAGCCTGGCGAATTTCGTAATCCAGCTTCCAAGCGTCAAGGTCTGGATGAACGTACATTTCACAACCAGGGACAAACCTAAAGGTACCCCCACGCTTCTGGACCTTTTCCGCATGAAGAAAAGCATGCCCAAATGAATTCATATGACCATGATTTGTGAGACACCATCCGTCCATGCCGTTCTCAATGACAAAGTCGATGTGCTCTTGTGGATAGCCCAGCCCATCAAAAGTAGAAAACCCATCATGAGAATGAAGGGAGATGAACTTATTTGGGGGAACCAGTTTAGTCTTACGCACAAAACCTCCAATGTGATGTATTATAGAGGGTATGAGAGGTTTTTTCAGCTTAACGTAAATTAATCTTGTGGGTTTAGGAACCCTCAAAAGAAAAATGACGGTTCGGGTCTCTGTACGACGGTATGAAGTCAGACTCTGGACGAGGGCTGGCACCAACGGCACCCGCATCCAATAACGCAAAATCAAGGAATCCCTTCATATATGAAGTTTTTGGCTTAAGATAGTCTGCTGCTGCACCAGAATTTGCGGCGTGGACCATATGCACCCACTTGTTGTCAAGCACTTCATAAAGAGTCTTAGTAGGACTATCATTATTGGGGTCAAGGAGAGAAATATCATCATAATACAGAAAATGTTCTTCTGGTAGCACATACTGAGATCGATCCATGTCTTTATACATTGTCCACCAATTAACTCCTCCCGTGTCTAGTATGACATCATAGCCATAACCAAGCCTCTCGCACCAGCTCCCTGGCATAAAATTAACGTTCATGTTAGAAAGAAAATCTCGCTTAAAAAAATTACACATCACATGTAAATTCCACACATGCTCGCCAGATCGTGTCACATGACTTTCGTCCGGATGTGTTGGGACCACCTTTCCGTACGCGCCGTGCTCATCTAGATATTCTTTAAGCTGAACGGGCTTAAACGCGAAACAATCCTGATCGAGAAACCCAAAATAATCAGGTTTTCTTTGCTGGACTACGCCATAAATCAAATTAAGCGTATGGCCCAGCTTATCGGAAGTAGATACATGACCTTGCGCTATTCCCTCTTGAAATTTCGCACAGAGCGGATCATTGTTAACAATAAGCTCTATATCATACTCTTTGCAAATCTCAATAATTCGTAAAGAGGCCTCTGGGTGATACCCCATATTGTTATCAACAAAGATTAGTGTAACATCTTCGTCACGCATAAATGCTCGCAGCGTTTTCGCTTGATACTCAGCACAAAACGGGCTGTTATAAAATGGAATATAAATTTCAAACACTATATTCTAACCTCAGTATATGTCCTTTAGAATGATCACTCACTTTTATTTCCCTTGAAATCGTTTCCCTCGAAGATGCTTCTTTGCCCAATCTAGCCAAGCATTCGCTATTATGTCTACGTCACCAGGAGCTATTAAAACATTTTTACGCTTCTCCCAGTCTGGGCTAGCCCAATTATCAAGCATCTCTCGAATTTCTTCTTCTAAATCGCTTATTGATGATGTATTCTGTGCATAACCCATAATATGAGCGGACACTTCCTTCGGATCGAGATAATAGTCTTTCGCGCGATCAGATTCTGGCTCTCCAGAAATATCAAATTCGTCATATGCATACCGACCACCGTCAGGTTTTTCCATCCCTTGATAATAGCGAGGAAGGTTTTGTGTCATATGTTCCATTTCATGACGAACAGAATTTGAAATTTCTGTTCGAAGTGTCGATAAATCTGCACCTGTTAACTCTACAGGCTTTATAATCGTTAAATGAATTCCAGGGTCACCCGTCCTGTTAATATCATCTCCCGAAACATGCAGTTCTGAACCCTCGTTTACGAAAAGAGAAACGCTTAAATAAGCGTCTGATTCTTCGAAGTCCTCATCAGCGGCCTGCCTGTTTATTTTTCCGGGAATAAAGTCAATATCCAGATTATACGCAGTCGTGGCTTGCGACCGATATCCTTCGTCATCGATTAAGTCATCTATTGTTAATACAACATAGCGCTCTCTATTTGTGGCACCATCCTTTACAAGGTCCATAATCGCTCTTGTAACACGATTGGACATCCCACGAGCAGACTTCACATTCGATTCCAAGAGATTATGCAGATGTAGCTCTTCTTTTATTATTTTGCTTAAATACTTTCTTGAAATACGTTTCATGATAAAGCTTCCAGGCTATATCCTCTAACGTCTACAAGTCTATCATGAATAAGCAACGTCGTAATTTCTGGTGTGATAGACACCACAAGACCGCTCATTCCAGGTTCAAGAATATAAGATAGACCGTCATCACCGATACCGCAGTGGGTATCGACCACATGCGCTATCTTACCCTCTTGTACTTTGCTCTTCTCTTTTCTCAATTTCATCTTTTAGCTCTTCTAACGATCTGCTTATTCCAGACTGTGTCAATATCCGCTGTAGGACTTCTGCACGGAGGGCAGACATACCGAAATTCTCACCCCAAATCCATGAGGCTTTTTCCTCAAGAGCCTTTATTTTAGCCCTCATATCAACTACTCGTTGTTCTAATAAGGGACGTAACTCTTGATCTAACATGTCAAAAGACAAATCTAAATCCATTGCAAGAGATAGTAGCTCTTTATAGTCTTCGCCATCAATTGCTGCAGATGCCCGCCGAAATATTTTTGAAAACTTCTCTTTTGAATCTTCTGGCGCTTTGTCAGGATGCGTTAATTTCGCAATTTCACGAAAAAGTTTTCTTGCCCATTCTGGCGTGGTGTCTTTTTCAAGTGGGGTATTAGCATTCTTTTCTTTTGCTTCTCTACCCCACTTTTTGCCGCGGCGAGCCTTGATACGATCATCGCGTTGTTTTCGACGAGCATTCCTCTCTTCCCAACCATCTCCCTTTACGGGTCCAATATCAAAAGACTGGTTATCTGAGCTGGCGAGAGACTTTTTTTCATTATTGTACTTTAAAAGAAAATAAGTGAGATCAGAAGTCCACTCCTCTTCATACTCAACTAAAACAATAGAAGACTCATCATAATAATTTTGCAACATTCGCAATTCTGCCTTCAGCATCCGGACTCTTCTCTGAATTTGACGGGAAGTCGACGACATAGCGTACTATAAGTATCGTCAATATCCCGTCTCCAATCGCGAATGAATGATTTCATCCTTTCGACAATACGCAGCAAAAAGCTCATCAGAATTAACCCCGACAAGGACCAGCACAGAGAAAAAGTAATTGAATGCATCAACAATTTCCTCTAAAAATTCTTCCCTATCAACTTCTTGTAATTCTGTGTCTCGATGAGGCTTCCAGTTTTTCAAATGTTGTAATGCCTCAAACATTTCTTCAACACCACGTAGAGCCATATCTCTAACATGTTGCTGGTTCTTTTTATCAGAAAGATCAATCGGCCAAGTCGGATACTCGGTGGGCTTCTTTGCTCGTAATGTACGCATAAACTTTTCACGTAAACGAAAAATTTCAGCTAATTCATTGCTGACAGTCTCACTCATCCGTGGTTTCTCCATCAGAGGCGACGTCTTGTACTGCCTCAACCATTCGCTGAATTCCCTCCTGGAACGTTTCATGGTAATCCGGATGGATGTCCACTGTCCCTTCATATGCAACAAACGTCGCAGATCGAAGATTGTCCATGATGTCTGTTCCTGTTAGGATTGCCATCTGCAAAAGCTGGGCGATATGTGATATCGCGTTATCTGTTAATTTCAATTCTTCGGTGTCCATATTTCCTCCACACATCGATTTTTATTATAGGAATTATCAGAAGATTGTAACCATCCGTGATAATCGCTCAAGGCATGATCATTTGGCGAGGTTTCTCGCCAATCTCCAACGATGAAAATGCGGTATGTATCATCCGCATACTTTCCGCACCCGTAGAGGTCCTTCGCAGATGTCCAATTCCCCTCTAAAAATTCTTGACTGAAGCGTTTAAGCGTTTTTACCCGCTTGTTTGCTAATCCAAGCGCCTTGATGTAATGATACAATTCTTCTTGATCAGCGTGTGCTAGCACTTCTGGGGAAGGATAGCGCTGGAAAAACCTTTCAATCATCGGTTCAACCTGCTTACGTGATGTTTGGTTTAACAATAAGCACGTAACAAGAATTTTCCAACCATCTGGCCAGAAACGCTCTTGCAAAAGATCAAACGGCGACCTTGGTGGAACCCACGAATTCATTATACTCTCATCCTACAAAAAATGATAATATAAAAATTCGAAATTTACATCATTTAAAGTAGTTAAGTGCCCACATCGCAAGAGCCATACCAAACTGTACAACCGCAAAAACAGTGATCGCTTTTGTCTTGAAAAGCTTCAAGTCTTCAACTTCTTTTACCATGACCTGTAGCTGGGTGGGGGAAGCCACCTCATCGATTTTTTCTTTCCACATCTTAAGATCATCAACGCGATCTTCTCGTTCTCGCATTCTTGCAATTTCTTGCTTAAGCTCTTGAATTTCTGAATTCAAAGATTGAATACTGGCGGCCAAGGTCTCTAGCTCTTTGAGGACTAGTCTTGAATATTCACTCCACCCATCATTGTCTTGAGCTGGCATTACTTGTTCTCCTCATTGCACTCGATCTCTACATGTAAATATTCAAGAATAGAAACAATTTTTGCTTGCACAATATGAAGCTCAGCGCCATCTCTACTCGCGCATGCATGTAATTCACACAGCTGCTCGACTACAGCGTCTCTAACTTCAAAAGCCTCTTGCCAAGGTACATCGTGACCGCATAATTTCTCTCTAAGAGCGCGAAGTCGCAAAATAGTATCAGAAGCTTTTGTGTTAGACATACTTTATCACCACGGAAACGAACGAACTATTGTTAAGTATTCGGTGGTGAGTGAGTATTACACAAATTTCAGCAGTTCAAACACTACCCGATAGGGATCGCAATTAGAGGAAGGGCGCCGATCTTCGAGATATCCCTTCCACTCATTCTTGGGGACAGAATTGGGTATTCTAACCGATGTATCTCGGCTGCCAATTCCGTGTGTAAATTTATTATAGCTTGATGTTTCGTACGCACCGACGAGTCTGAGATCGTTTCCCGTTCCGTAATTTTCTACTGTTGAAGGATGAAATTGCTTCATCTTCTCTAATATCTCGTTAAAAGCCATCTCTCCACCAACATCTCTCATTTCCATTGTAGAAAAGTTTGTGTGGCAACCGCTACCATTCCACCCGGCATGGGGCTTGGGTGACCAATCGACCCCCAAGTCTTCGGTTTCAGATAATAAAGATAGCATATATCTAGCAACCCACAAATCATCACACGCTCGTAATGCGTCTTCTGCAAAACATTGAAATTCCCACTGGCCTGGAGCCACCTCTGCATTATACCCTACAATCTGAATTCCAATATCCCAACAGCCTGTTGCGTGAGACCTTACCAGATTACGCTTCTTTACCCTATCACCGCCAACTGAACAATAATAGCGCGGGTCATTGATCGGTTCACCAGCTCCATCAGGCCAGAAAATATTTTTGTTCTGATCGGTTAAGAAAAACTCTTGCTCAAATCCGACCCACATATTTTTCTGAGGATTTTCATCTAAAAATATCCGCAACGTCTCGCGATAATTCGTCTCGTGGGGTGTTTCATCAACATTGCATACTTCACATAAAAGAAGATAATGCGCAGGAGAAACTTGATAAAGTCGAGCAGGAAGAAGTACTCTTTCTGAATCTGCTGTGGTGGCTTGCCCAGTGGAGGAACCATCAAAATTCCACGGCTCAATTTCTAATTCAAAAGATTCGTCGTCGTCACTCTTCAGCGGCTGGACTTTCGTCTTTGATCTAATTGCTGGTGTGTCAAACCCATCAACCCAAAGATAATCTATATGTACTGTTCGCATATCATCTCCTGATGACACCAATTATATGCTATTTATCTAAACAGTACATCGGCGTTTTTTTAACTTCCTCTAAAAGAGCGGGAAGATCCAGGCCAGCGCAATCAATTTTTGTTCTAATAAAATTGTAGTGATTACAGAATCCCTGAAATTTTCCTCGTACACATTCTTTATGCACGCTGGTCTCGATATGCCCCGACGAATTTTTCGGATACTCCAGTGGAATGCCTAACCCGACGTGGACAGCCTTCCATAGCGCCTTTAAAGCCTCAAGTTGGATTGGATAGAAATCTAGAAATGGCTCCCGCGTGGAGCCATGAACGTAACCATGCTCTTGAATGGGCCGTTCGCCATAGCCATGCTTAACATACCAGTCTTGGTACTTTGTATAATAAGCATTCGAAATTTCCACACCAATCCCTTTTGAATTTCCCCCGACACCATTCGGTATACCAGCGTGCCATGCCTTGTGTTGCGTATCCAGCATTTGAAAAATCGTTCCATCATTATCAATTAAAAAATGCACAGAGATACCGCGCTTATTCAAGACTTTCGCGCAGCTATCTGCGCTTAGGCACACGTCCCAATGATTAACAAAAAACGTAGGAGCCCTATCTTCTCTCCCAGAATAATCTGTGTAACATCCCTTCTTAGACTTATGGCCACTGGGTTCGTCCCATAAAATTACATTATCCCACTCTATAGGGATAAAATGACCATTATGAACAATATATTTTTCGCCTTGTCTATAACTTTTCTTTAACGGAAGAGTATCCATCCAGTCAGAAATGCTTGCTTCTCTTTCTGTCCACACTCTACGATATGTCATGGGGCCAACAAGACCGTCTGCTGTCAGTCCGTTACCGCGTTGCCACTTCTTGACTGCTTTCACAAGATCAATATCGAACTCATCACAGCCGAACCACGATGGTTCCCACCCCAGCTTTGCCGCACTTGAACTATTATAAAAGTCTTTATCCATCTTCGTTCCCTTTTTTAAGTTGTTTCCATCTACCTCGTTCTGAAAATTTCGTTACTCCATGCGGCGCTGGTTCACCAAATTCATTCAAAGCCACAAATACAATCTTCTCAACAGATAAAAGAGTCTTCTTTGTTCTCTTATTCCTTACAATCATTTTAAGTGTTATGGAAGAGTTGCCAAATGAAACCATGTCAGTACCGAATTCAATAACATCACCCAATTTTGCAGGGTGTCTAAAATTGATCTCTGACATGTGAACTGTTACGATATTTCTAGTCCCTAATTGACAAAAGCAAAAAATCGAAGCCTCTTCATCAATCCACTCCAGGAGTCGACCACCGAACAAAGTTCCCCTTGAATTTAAGTCTTCTGTTTTTACCAGTCGCCTGGTTCTGTAAGCTAGCATTATTCAAAATCAATGTCAACAGTAACTTTTATGCTTAACTTTGGAACACGGAGCTGATTTGCTAACCCATGCCGCTTCGCCTGCTTTGCATCTAAGAACCAGTCAGCATGTTTCTTTTTATCAACAATGTGCATAAAATAATCATCTGCTTTTCCGCAGTTTTGCGCCATCATCTTATAAACAATTTCATTTAACCGATCAGCTTCCTTGGCACCAGCCTTTAGCTCTTCCACTTTCCCCATGTCCATTGAAGAAACGTCATGAATCATTAAAGTCGCGTCTGGGTCCATGAACCTGCGGCCTTGTTCACCGAAAGAAAACAAAATAGCGCCACATGACATTGCTTTTCCCTCAACAATCGTCGCTACCGGAAGCTCTGAATGCTTAATCGCACTTATCATTGCCATAAGACTATAAACTTGGCCACCGTAGGAATCAATGACCACTGGAATAATGTCTTGTCCTGTATTGTGAGCCAAAGCCATCTCATCGCTAAATTTCTTAGCGGATTCTTCATCGAATTTGTTGACTCTCACAATGAGCGGGCTTTTTCGTAACTCAACTTTCTCTATCTTGTTATCAATTTCTGATGTCCAATGCACTTTCTCTCCTAAAACGCGACCGATTCGCCGCAGCCACAGGTTCTGGTTACAAGCGGGTTATTTAATTTTATTCCAGACTTAAACGGTGTTTCTTCGTAATCAATTTCCGTCCCGTTCAAAAACAGATAAGACTTTTTGTCAATGCAAATCTTCACTGAATCGAAATCAAGCACCTTATCATGTTCGTCAGGCTCTGTAACGAAATCAAATGAATAAGAATAGCCAGAACAACCACCCCCGCGGAGGCCGATCTTTAAATAAGCTTCTTCAACCGTCATTTGATTTCTTACAATCAATGATGAAATTCGATCAATCGCAAAATCTGTCATCGTAATTGCCATGTTGTGTTAACCTAATAGTACGGATTTATACCGGAAGTGTGATCTGTTGTATCTATGACCTGAGTTAGCTCTGGAAATTGTTCTTTAAGTGTAGCTTCTATTTGTAATTTCAACGTTATGCTAGAAGATGCGCACCCTTGACAGCCACCACCCATTACAACATGAAGAATCTTATCATCTTCGTTATAACCCTCTATCGAAAGATAACCACCATGCATTTCAAGAGCTGGATTTATATCGGCGGCAATAAACTCTTCTATTTCATTCCTTGTCATACTTGTCTCTATAGTCTTTAATCGCAGCTTTAATGGCATCTTCAGCCAATACAGAGCAGTGAATTTTAACTGGTGGTAAACAAAGCTCTAGAGCTATTTCAGAATTCTTAATTTTATTAGCATCCTCGATGCTCTTTCCCTTTACCCACTCTGTAACCAAACTACTAGACGCTATTGCAGATCCGCAACCAAATGTTTTAAATTTTGCATCTTCAATAACACCGTTATTACTAATTTTTAATTGCAGTTTCATTACATCCCCACATTCTGGGGCGCCGACGATTCCTGTACCCACATCGAAAGCATCTTTGTCCAGCGAACCTATGTTTCGTGGGTTGTCAAAATGATCTATAACTTTGTCTGAATACGCCATAACCCTAAATATTCATCCACACTTCGCGGTGCCACAGGTAAGACAAGTTGCACACCCTTCCTGATACACAATGTTGCTATATTCGGGAACCTCACACTCACAATCAAGGACGCCATTGCTTACTTTTGTGCCGTCTGCGATGTACTTTTTAAGGCATCTTGCAATAACTTTTGAAAAGCAAAAAAGATCAGCGTCTCTATCCTTCAATAATTGTTCAACCAGATACTGGGTGGGAACGCCGTGGCGTAGAGCAAGAGAAATGGTTCTAGTAAACGCTGAGTGGTTGGGGTTGTCAAAGACTTTCACAATATCTTTTATAGCTATTTCGTTACCATTTTCGCCGAATATTAAGTCATATTTCGATGGCATAGATTTCCGAGCGCGTCTCCTTATTTTCCCGCGCTCATATCGACGAGGAATTTCAATGTACTCAGACAATCCGCCAATGACCTCATAGGGCGTACCTTCCATGAGACCCACCATCACTGTCCATTCTTCACCCTTAATAGTGGCTTGATGGATATCACACTCAAGTAAGATGGGACGTCTCGGGGCAGACCGCGTAATAATCCTCTCGCTATCACGAGCGGACACGTCCTCCTCCTCAGCAGCAACAAGAACGCCGGCTCGACAACCGTCTCTATAAACTGTCACTCCTTTACATCCAGATTCCCATCCTGTCATGTAAACGTTCTTAACTGTTTCAACATCTGCATCTGCAGGTAAATTTGTAGTATTTGAAATGGCGTGGCAAACCCATTTTTGTGCGGCGGCCTGCATCTTTACTTTCGCCACCCAATCAATTTCTGCTGCTGTTGAGCCGGCGTACGGGCTCATTGCAACAAGCTTTTCATTGTCCATAGTTGTACCGCCATCGACATTGGTGGCATTCATCCACTGCCTAAAGCCATGATGATAAACTGCATATTCTTGCCACTTGTCACCGCTATCATCAATAAAATCAACTTGAGCATCCTCATCCTGGCCCGTTATCTTTTTTCTACGGGTATAATGAAGCATGTAAGCTGGCTCGATCCCAGATGTCGTTTGTGTTAACACTGAGACTGATCCGGCCGGTGCTGTTGTAGTCAGGGAAATATTTCTACGACCGAACTGTTCATTCAACTTCTTAATCTCAGGCTTTTCTTTCCAAATTCTCTCTAGAAATGGATGACCATCTTCTTTAGCATGGTCGTGGACGGGAAAAGCACCTCGCTCTTTTGCCAAAACAGCTGACGAATAATATGAATTTACGGCGAGGCCCTTATAAATCTCTTCTGTAACCTTAATACTCTTCTTGCTTCCATAACGATGACCAAGCATCGCTAATACATCTCCCAAGCCCGTTATACCAAGCCCGGTTCGTCGGCCCTGCTGTGCCATTGTCTTGATATTTTGCCACAAGCTTTTTTCGATTTGCTTGACTTCAGCAGACTCTGGATCACCATCAATTTTTGCAATAATTTTTTCAACTTGCTCAATTTCCAAATCAACCATATCGTCCATCAAGCGTTGCGCTTTTTGGACAGCATTTCCAAAACCTTCAAAATCAAATTTTGACGATTTTTGCCATTTGTTTTGTACAAAGCTTGTCAAATTAATAAGCATCAATCGACAACTGTCATACGGAGACAAGATAATTTCGCCGCATGGGTTCGTCGAAGATGAACTAAACCCTTCATCTTTATAGATGTCGGCTGGGGTCATCTTTTTTGCAGTGTCCCAGAATAATAACCCCGGCTCAGCTGTTGCATGTGCACTCTCAATAATCTCATGCCACAATTCTGAAGCATTCACATACTCAGAAATTTCCGGCTTTTTAGAGTCTACAGGCCAACGTAAATGCACAGTTGAATTATCACGTACGGCACTCATAAACTCGTCAGAAATTCTTACAGAAATATTTGCGCCGGTCACACGAGTTAAATCTTGCTTGATCTTTATAAAATCCCTAATCTGGGGATGATGGACTGATATCGTTAACATTAAAGCACCCCGACGGCCGCCTTGAGCAACTTCCCGGCATGAGTTTGAAAAACGATCCATAAAAACCTCGATTCCATCAGTGGTTTTTGCAGCATTCGCAGTAGATAGGCCCTTCGGGCGAATTGTGCTTATATCAAACCCAACCCCTCCTCTACGCTTAGCAATTTGGACTAGTCGCTGATCTGTGGAGAGAATTCCGCCGTAACTGTCTTCTGGAGCGGGAATAACGAAACAATTAGATATAGACTGTAGCTTACAATCATTCCCGATTCCCGCCATTGGGGAACCTTGTGGGACTACCTGACTAAAACCATCCAGCAGTTCGTAAATTTCATCATATGTCAATGGGTTTTCATATTTTGATTCGATTCTATGAAATTCCGTCGCTAGTCGAGCATGCATTTGGGCTGGGGATGATTCAAGATAATTTCCGTCAGCATCCGTTAGAAGGTATTTAGTGACCACAACGTTAGCAGCTAATTCATCACCTTCAAAAAATTCTAGTGACTCTTTTATCGCAGTTTCGTAATCACATGCCATCGTATTACCCTTTACCCAATGTTGGTGATTGACTTCCATTTTTCTCTAAGCGCGCTTTTTATTTCTTTTTCATCATTTTCAACAGCTTCTGCGAGTGTTGACACATCTTCATCCAATATAGCTATCTTAGAAAGAGCCGTGTCGATGTGAATAGGAAAAACGATCCCATCTTTTCCGGCCCTATTTTTTGCGATGAATAGACGGCCTGAACCGGAGGCTTTTTCTGTTGCCTTTCTAGAGAGTGAGACAACAAAGTCGGCTACCATAGCTTTCCCGTATGCTTCTGACATGTTCTCTAGCCCAACAATGTCGGAATTCGCAGAATCCCTGTTCGCTTGTGAGGCTGTCCAGACTGGAATATTCAGTTCCATTGCAAGGTTTCTAAGCTCCTCGTAAATTAGCTTTAATTCATGACGTAGAGAATCATATGATCGTGTAGACCGCATAATGTCGGCATAATCTACGATTATTACACTTGGCTTAAAATTTCTAAGTGACAATTTCTCTATGTGGTTCTTAATCGTAACAACCGACGCTGACCCAGTTGGGTATTCTTTTATAATCAACCTACCAAGCTCATCATTTTTCTCGTAAAAGTCTCGAACAACTTCTTTCTCATCTATCACGTTGGAAGCAGATATGTTACAAAGATTTGCGTCGTATCGCAGGCCAACAGCTTGCTCTGTCAATTCAAATGTATAGTGAAGTACATTTTTTCCGCATCGCATTGCGTTCGCACCCATTGCCACTAGCCAATGTGATTTTCC